GCACCCCTATGCAGGTTGGCTGGGGTCAGCGTACTTCTGCGGCCTGTACGAGGGGCAACCCCCGCCCATCGACGAAGGAGGTGAACCCGAACATGTCGATCGATCACAAGCAGGTCCCCGACCCGACCGACGTTGACGTGACGTGGCCCAGCGATAAGCCGGGCACCGAGAACGACCCGGTACGCGCTAACCTGCACGTGCAGTGCCAGCTTTGCGGTAATGTGGTGGTCCCCGCCACCATGGCCGCCGTCAAGCACTGCCCCAAGTGCGGCAAGGTGCTGGACGGCAACCGACCCAACGCTGTCGGCGTCCTGACCTAAGATCCTCAGACCCAGAAGCGGGCGCCCGCTCAGCGCCCGCCCCATATTGAGGCCCGGCGTCGTATGGGGACGCCGGGCTTTTCCTTTGAGGAGGAGCAAGTATGGCCCCAACACTGCAGACTCGTTTAGCCAACTGGGAGCGCGAACTACAGCAACTTCACATCATTGATCGCTGGGGCGAAACCCGGCGCTTCCATTCCAACGCCCGCAAGATCGCCCGCCGAGCATGGCTAATCAGCCACATCAGCGACGCCCGTGTAAAGCTGGGTCTTGTGCGGCTGTGAAACTAGCCATCGTTTACCAACAGAGTTATCCCAACCCTGTGGATTGGCGCTTTGTCTCCCAGAGGGATCTGGAGCAGGGCTTCATCCGCCGGGTCTGCCCGGACTGCAACGGTTCCAAGGTTTTCCATCTATCGCCCACAGAGCGCCAGCCATGCAACCTCTGCAAGACGGCTGGCTACCTGTGGGTTACACTGAACTAGGGGGCAAAACCACATGAACCTGACCGCCTACCAGATGCGACTGCTGAACCAAGGCCTTGAAGGCAAGCTGATCAAACAGACGAACCATTCCAAGGGCTGGCTGATCGAGTGCTACCAAGTTCATCAAGGCCTACCGACCCTTGAACTCAGCTATCAAGGACCAATTAAGGACTACCGGGTGCGCATCACAGGCACCATGAACGGACGCCCCATTGGTAATTCCGTGATACTACCACCCGACCAGTTCTACTACATGAAGGCGTCTGCATGGGAGGCCATGATCCGGCAGGGCCTGCGCGAGTTGGCCCACTTCCTGATCACGGACGATCAGCCCGAAGAGCCCAACAGCCTGCGCCAGTAAGCAGGAATCCACCCACCACCCACGGAATTTACACACGACAAGATTGGGGGTGGGCCAAACCATGGCCGAATTGCAGGTTGAACAAGTCGCTGAACACCTCGCCAACATCGCCCGCCTGCGGGAGCAGACCGGGGGCCGCATCACGTCTGAAATGGACCTAATCAAGGCCTATCGTGATGACGCGCTCGAACAACAGAAGCGCCAGTTAGAGCAGGCCCGGCGCTCTGACCCCAACGCCATCTTGGTGGACCCCAGCAACGTGCTCAACTATCTGGGGTCCAAAGCCAAGCCGTCACCGATCGGCTTCCAGATCCTGCGCCAGATGGCTACTAAGGTAAAACCCGTGGCGGCCATCATCCAGACCCGGATGAATGAGATCAGCAAGTTCTCCCGGCGCCCCTATCATGCCACTGATACTGGTTTCAAAATTGCGCTAAAAGATCGAAAGCGCAAGCCCACGATGGCGGAAGAAAAGCAGGCCTTCAATTTGGAGGAGGCATTTCTTAATACCGGAATAGCGGTGAATGTTCGGCGTAGGGATAACTTTGACACCTTCCTGCGCAAAATCGTTCGGGATTCGCTCACGCTGGACGCCGTGACCTTCGAGAATGTGACGGATCGGCTGGGGCGCCGGGTGGTGGAATGGTGGGCAGTTGACGCCGCCACCATCGAGCCTGTGGTGGACAACAAGTACAACGCAGGTGAGGGTCACTGGCAGTTCCCCGTCTATGAACCCCAGACCAGTGTTGGCCGGGCGCATCCGACCGAGATCGAGTACGTCCAGCGCTACCAAGGGGAGATCATCGCTGAGTTCCCCACAGGCTCACTGGTGTACGGGATCCGCAACCCCAGAACCGACATCGAGTTCGCCCTCTACGGCCTCTCTGAACTTGAACTGCTGATCGAGACCGTGACCAGCCACCTCAACGCCGAGAAGTACAACGCCAGCTACTTCACCCACTCGAACCTGCCTCAAGGCATCCTGTCGGCTGTGGGCAAGTACGACCCCGATCAGTTGGCTGAGTTCCGCCGGGAGTGGCAGGCCACGGTCTCTGGGGTAGTTGGCAAGCACAAGGTCCCCTTCTTCGCGGCCAGCGAGGGCGCCGGGATCGCCTTCACCCCGTTCAAGCAGAACAACAAGGAGATGGAGTTCTCATCGTGGCTGGAGTACCTGACCACGATCACGTGCGCCATCTACGGTACGGACCCCAGCGAGATCGGCTTCCGGGGCTTCTCCTCCGGCGGGGGCAACTCCAAGGTGGAGAGCGACGCCCAGAAGTCCAAGATGGACAACGCCAAGGACAAGGGTTTCAAGCCCCTGATGACCTTCCTCGCTGAGCTATTCAACCGCTACATCCTGCCCTACGTGGCGCCCGACTTCGAGTTCCAGTGGGTTGGGCTGGATCCGGATGACGAAGAGGCCAAGATCAACCTCGCCAAGCTCCGGCTGGAGGCGGGCATCACCGTCCCGGCCATCGAGCAGAAGGCCATGGACATCACCCTTGAAGGCGTCGTACCTGAAGGTGAGGATATCACATGGATCTACAAGCCTGTGAACACCGTCGCCGCCCAGTACGTCACCGGGGCACAGCAGGCCCAGATGCAGGCTGATCAGGGCGCCCAACAGCACCAGCAGACCTTGGAACAGCAGGCCCAGCAACATGGGCAGGCCAAGGAAATGGAGCAGATGAAGCACGGTCACGTCAAGGAACTTGCCCAGTTCCAGCACGGCCAGAAGCTGGAACAGGCCATCGTAGGCGGGCATGTGCAGGGCGCCAACGCCAAGGCGGCCGACGACCGCAAGGGCGAACTTGCGCAGGTCCAGCACGGGCACAAGCTCGAACAGCAGGCACAGGTGCATGAGCAGGCTAAGGCCGAAGCTGAGTACACTGGGGACATCGACGAGAAGGGCGCCCAAGCCCAGCACGGCCGGGACATGGAGACGCTCGCCGCCCAGCACGCGCAGGCTATGGAGCAGGGTGACGTTGAGCGGGAGCACGACGGCCACCAGCGGGACAAGGACCGCGAGGTCAAGGCCGAAGCCGACAAGGCGAAGGCCAAAACCAAGCCCAAGGGCCGCAAACTGACCAAATCCATCACCATCGAAATTTTGGAGTAAAATCTGTCACAGCCTCTGAAGGCTGGCGTACTACCACCAACAGGGGCGTCCACCGGGCGCCCCTATCCTTGATGGAGGACATGAAAGGAGGGAAACGACTTGTTACATGAGATCTTCGTTCCTGTTGTCTATGTGATTGCCGATGAGGGGCGCCCCAACACGCCCGTCAAGGAAGGCAAGGAGTGCGACACCTACCCAGAAGCCCTGATCGAGTTGGAAACCCAGCTAACCGCGCCCCTCGAAGACGTCGCCTATAGCTGGCTGAGCCCCGACCGCTTGTACGGCCAGATCGAGAAGCGCTTCAAGCTGGGCTAGGAGGTGACCGAACTTGTTACTACTGAGGATCGCAGGCTTCGCCTTTGCCATCCTGTTCCCGGTCTTCTGGGTGCTCACACTGAGCAACCGGGGACCGCTGGCAACCCGGCGCTGGCGCCCCAGACTGCCCCAGTACCGTCCATGGCTGGGGGTTACCCTGATCGGCCTGAGCATCCCGCTTGACGTCATCCTGCTCCATGGCACCAAGGCAAGCGGCGGCATCCTTGCATGGGCCTTCGTCTTGGTCCTGCTGTGGGCCACCCGCCCGGCGCCCGTTGAGCCGCCCCAACCCAGCGTCATCGAGGAGGACTAACCCACATGCGCATCCATCTGAAGCTCCAGCCAACGAATCCGACTGAACGTGCCGCCACTGAGCGCCTGATCGAGCAGTTGGAGTGCCAGATCCAGTCTTGCCTGCACGCCAACGGCCAGCACCAAGCCGCAAATAGCTTCCGTCTAACCCGCTACGCCGAAGGCGCGCACAGCATCCGTCACGTGGAGGCCCTTTTTAGGCTAAACCACGAGTACCCAGCCGACGACGTACCCGAGCACCAGACGGGCGCCCAGTGGGCTGAGATGCAGGCTGTGGACCCGTCGCCCCAGCCGGAGCACAACCGCACGGGCCGCACTGGAGCACCCCAGCCGGAGCACAACCGCACGGGCCGCACTGGAGCACCCCAGCCGGAGCACAACCGCACGGGCGCCCCGGTCATCCACACCCACCGCTATGTAGTCGCGCTTCAAGGCGATGACTACGATCAGGGCAACACCTACGAGGCCCCAACGCCCCTGCGTGCACTGCAGATGTCAGGCTGGAACCCCAGCATGAGCCCCGGCGACCGCATCATCATCGAGCGCCTGCCGGACCTGCCCAAGTTCTATGTAGAGACCAACCACGGGGGCGGCAACGTCAAGGCTACCGTTGTCCATGCCAACGACCACCTTGACGCGCTGGAGAAGTCCGATTTGCATATCGGCCTGCTGGGCGCCTCCGTGCTCATCCGGCAGATCGCGCCGGGCGCCTCTGTGACCGTCGAGCCGGACACCCTTGATCCGCATGCCAATGACTGCGCCGTCCCCAACGGCCCGACCATGGACCCCGGTCCCTGCAACTGCAACACTGTGGGCGACCAAGGCGGCAACAAACTGCGCGTCCATGTGTTCGTGGAGCGCAACGACAACACAGGCTATGGCAGGTCTGTGTATGCTACCAGTGCCTTGGACGCACTGGTGAAGGTGGGCGCCCTGCGCATCCAGCCCGGTGAGGAGATTACCATCCGGTGCCCCCGGACACCAAGCCAGAACGCTGTACACAATTGCGGCGCTGAGGCCCGGCCTGATCGCGGCCACATGGACCGGGGCTGGAGTCCGGACTAATGGCAACCATCTGGTCCCTGCTCCCCCCAGCGCAACAGACAGAGATCCTGCGGCGCTGGGGGGAGGATCCGGTCACCGGACGTGGATCATCCGAGGCCCCATGGTTAGGCACCCTGTACGCCTTCTGGGCGGCGGCACACCGACTCTAAGCACCACAGGGGCCGAGCACAAACCCGGCCCCTGTACCATGAAGGAGGCTACACTGTGAGCGAGGACAGACCCATCTGGGGACCCAGCCCCATCGAGCAGTTCATGCGGGAAATGGCGCATCCGCGCATGGTACAGGTAACGCTGACCCCAGAAGAGCGCGAGCGATTCCGGCAGGAGTGGCAGGCCATGTGGCACAAGGCCGTGGACGCCATCCCGGTCTTCAACTTTGGCGCAGAGAACCGCATCTTCTCCATCAGCTACCGAACCGATCCCAGCCTACCGCCGGGTGAGATGCGCATGGGCAACACACGTACCATCAACCTGCAACACGAAGACCTGTTCTGCGGTTTTGACCTCGCCAACCTGACCCATACCAGCGTTATCTACAAGCACCGGGCAGTTGGCCGCTCTGAGGTGGACGCGCTGAGATTCTCAGATATGAACGCCTGCAAGGCCGCCGTGATCAAGGAGTTCGAGCCCCAGTACCGGGCGCCCCGGACCTATGCCGAAGCGGTCCCTCTCCGATTCCGCCGAGAAGTACAGGGAGGTAAGCGCAAGTGAACTGGCAAGAAGCACGAAACCTGTTATCGAGTGGCACCCCAGTCCGTCACACATCGTGGGCGCCCGGTAAGCGGCTGGAACGAGCCACCGACATCTCCGCCGTCCGACTCTATGATAGAGAGAAGGCCTGCTGGGAGTGGTCATCAGCCTATGCCATCGACCCGGATGTTCTGTTGGATGGTCCGGGTGACTGGGAGGCCTACCAAGCGCCCATCCTCCTGAAGGAGATGCCACCGCCCCTGCCCACCGAGAACATGAGCTTCCTTGAAGCCATCGAGGCCATGAAGCTGGGCGCCCTGATCAGCCACGAGGACTGGTCTGTGCACCAGTTCTTCACCGTCTTGTGCATCAAGGCACCCATGGAAGGCGGCTACCCCATCATCATGGAGCGCCTGAACGGCCACCCCGACGAACTGCGGCCATGGCGTGGCTTATTCCCCTATGGCCCCAGTCTACACGGGCGCGGCTGGCATGTTGTGAAGGCTGATGAAAACGGTGTTGTCCCTGACGGAGCGTCCAACTGCGAGAAGCTCCGACAGATCTTGACGGATGGCAAGAAGGCACGTCCTGCAGGCGGCCCCAGTGGCTACTGGCTGGGCCTCCGTCATGAGACGGGCAAATGGTACGTCGATGTTGTGGAGAACGGCGACATCGTGAACTCCATTCCTGAAGGTGAGTTCTGGCCCAAGGCTTGGCATAGCATCCAGTGGGAAACTGTGCCAGACGACCCTGAAGCAAATTCGCCTGTGGAGTGAAGCAGGAACAAAGTCGTTAAGGTCGAAACTTACCGACAACGGGCGCCCTAGGCATGGCCGGGGCGCCTTTTTTCGTTGTAGGGGGTCGATCGAATGAACTGGACTGAAGCCATCAACTCCGTCTTTGGCGGCCAGCGCGTGGCCCGGCCCACGTGGAACGTAGGTACGTACCTCATCGCCAAGCAGGGGAACCCCGTCTTCGTGAATGGGCAGTGGGTCACCCCAGCGCCCCAACTTGCCAAGGTGACCAACTTCGTTGAGCAGACCGCCGTTGTCCTTCCGGCCGGAACCATGGATAAGTCCCTAGCGGAGGACACCCAGCGCACAGACTGGGTGATCATCCCCAACCCCAACGCAACACCCACCCCAACGGAGCAGTTCAATTTTCAGGAGGCCATCCGGCGACTGGGCCGTGGATCCCGCCTGAAACGACTGGGTTGGAACAACCCCAACCAGTGGATCGTGCTTGTCGATCCGGCAAGCTGGTCAACGACTCTGGCGTCAGCGGCGCCGCTGGCGAAGAAGGCGTTCATCGGGCTGAAGACGCCTGATGACGGCTTCGTACCATGGGTCAGCACCCATCTGGACACCATCGCCACCGACTGGGTTGAGGTCATCAGCTAACCGGGCGCCCCGGCCCCTGAAGTAGCACATAGGGAGGTCGAACGAACCATGAGCCTTAGCTTCCTTGCCGCCGTTGCCGCCATGCAGAACGGCGCCACCGTGGCCCGCGCGAGTGAGGTCTGCAACACCAACTTCACCGTCCTGCACATCGCCGCCGACCCCAACACGGGCACCGAGATCATCTGGATGCGCCCGAACGACTACCCGCCTGACGTCGCCACCCCGTGGACGCCTTGCGCTCCGATCAACACGGGTACCCAGCCGAGCACGATGGGCGCCAGTGCTACGGCAACCAACACCACGGATGAGATCATCGACACCACCAACTACCCGCTGTCCGACGAGGGCTGGGTAACGGTGACGGTGAACGAGTATGGCACCGTGGCGAACGGCCCGGACGGCATCAACACCCTGCTGGGTCTGCTCTACAACCCGGTGGGCACGAAGGTTGCCGCTAACGGCTGGCCTGTCGGGAAGTACCTCATCTATGTGACCGAGAACGGCGCCCTGACCATGAAGCTGTACGAAGGCGGCGCCGTCGTGCACACGTGGCACAGCGGTGACCAAATCCCGGCCGAGTGGCAGTGCAACACGTGGCACACGGTCTAAAGGTCCCAAAGCGAACCCCGTCGAAGTAGGAGGGGGCCGGGCGCCCGGCCCCCTTTTCCTTTGCCTTATTACGCAAGAATTTTCTGACACACTCCAGCATATCTATATATATAGATATATATAGATAGATATAGATAGATATAGAGATAGATCATCATTCATATCTATCATCATCAGTGTGCATTCTCTTAGGCTCTTCCTGTACCCTCCGGGGGTATGTTTCGGGCCGGGCCGGGGTACGGTACTACCTTTTCGGCGAGCGGTGAGATCATTACCCTTTGAAAGTCTACGAACACGGCAACTTTGAGGGGCGCACACTTCGTCGCTTCTGAGCCGTGAAAAATAAAAATAAAAATCCCCGGCGTTTTTTATTTTGTACCTCAGGGGGTAGGGGGGCCATTTTCAAAAGTGAAATCGTCAAATCGCACCAGTCCGTAGCCTTTCAAGGGTTTATCTGCAGACAGAGGAGGAAGACCCCATGCCATATCCGTTTGGAGTCACGTTGAGTACCTTAGATGATACCCTAGGGGGTATCTGGACACGCAACGACCAGCACCCTGCATGGGCTGATCTGGAAGACGCCACCTACATGGAGTTCATGGATGCGACCACAGTCACCATCATGCACTTGATCGATCAGTTGGGACTGGGCGCCCCGCCTGAAGCCCTGCACTTTGACTCAGACGGTATGCACAGCCCTGAGCCGCTGGGCAAGGGCATCACCATCAACCTGAGCAAGGGCGCCCATGACGACCTGATGCGCTACAAGTACCTGCCCAAGTCCGTCATCAAGTACCTGCGGGACGGAAAGGCATGGACCGCCGCTGAGTTGGCCGAGATTGAGAAGCTCCTGCGCAAGGGGCTCGCCAAGAACGCAACGCTGGCCGACCGCTACATCATCAAGGCTGACGCACTGGCCGCCCTGATGAGCGCCTTTGACCGGGCGGGCCGGAAGCTCCCCCAGATCTTCATGCCGGAGCTACCTGTGACCGTCAGTGCCCGCAAGCAGATGCCTGCGCCCCAGCCGGGCAAGGAGTACCGCCTGCGGGCTGACAAGGGCGCCCCAGACCAGCCCGTACTGCCCATGACGAACCTTGAGGAAGAAGCCATCAAGTGGGCGCAACTTCATGCAGGAGAAAAGATTGCCACCCAGAATCAGTACGTGATTCAGAAGGTGCGGTCACTGGTCATCGAGGCCCGCCGGGGGCGCTGGACCCCAGACGAGCTTCGGCAGGCCCTGCTCAACCAGTTGGGCGAGTTTAACCGGGATTGGCGCCGCATCGCCATCACAGAACTGGCTGAGTGCATGTCGAACGGCTACCTTGCTACCCTCAAAGAGGGCGACTGGGTGATCGGCCAGTCGGACGGGACCGCCTGTGAGTGGTGCCGGGAGCACATTCACGGCAAGGTCTTCAAGGTGGTCCGGGCGCCCGGCGACCCGTGGCGCGAGGTCTGGATCGGCAAGACCAACTATGGCCGCCGGAAGAAGGACTGGATCCCATGCATTCCGGCCCACCCCAACTGCCGTTGCCGCTGGCAGTGGTTCAATCCCAAGTTCATGAAGGTGACCCCGGACGGCCGGATCGACCTGAAGACGCCGGAAGAGATCCTGATGGAGCGGCAGGCCCTCAAGAGCTTCTTCGGGCGCCCGGACGTGCTGGTAAAGGGACTTGACTACAACCTAGATCTTGAAGATCGGTTGGCTGTTCTGCCCTACTACAACTGCTGGGTACCGCCGCAAACGCTGGGGGCGAACAAGAACCAAATCCCGATGCTCAATCCGGCGAAACTGGTAAAGGTACGTGAGGCCTTCCAGAGAGGAGATGCCATGCCGCCCATCTTGGTAGACTTCAGCCGGATGATCCTAGATGGGCATCATCGCTGGTATGCGGCTTTGGAACTGGGCATCGAACATGTACCAATCATTATTCTGTCTGCCCGCATCGCAGAGGCTGTTGACGAAGCTGGCGAGAATGACGACACGGGCGCCATCGCCCAAGCGGAACTAGCCAACAAGGAGGGCCATTAACCATGTCGAGCACTGTCCTGCAGACGTTCTACAACTTCGGTGAGACCACGACCCTTTCCCCGCGCAACACCAACCCCATCTACACCCAGCCGATCGTTTTCACTGACGTGAAGGCGGCTTCGCTCTTCCTGCTGGACACGTTGGATGCGGCCCTGAATGTCTCGGTGGAGGCCGCCCATGATGTAAACGGCCCATGGGCATCCCGAGGCGCGGCCTTCAACGTGGAGGCCAACCCGGTAGGTAACATCGCTGTCATCGACACGGATGACCTGCCCAAGCTGGGCCGGGCGTATCCGTACATCCGGCTGAAGCTCGTTCCGGCGGCGGCGCCTACGGCAGGCACGCTGGCGCTGTACGTGCATCGGCAGTACTAAGGAGGGGATCCCGGTGCGCCTGCTGATCAAGGGCTTCGACACCATCCCTCTGGACCTCATCAAGGGCGCCCGGTCCTCTGGCATCGGCAAGGAGATGGAGGCCAAGTACCCCGGCGGGCACTGGGTGACGGAACGGGGGCGCCACGTCTACATCATGAAGAATGGCAAGGTGGCGCCGGAGACGGCGCCCTCTACCAAGGCCAAGGCCGAGCCTGCGAAGGCGGTCAAGGCCAAGGCCGCGACAAAGACCGCCAAACCGGAGCCAGACAAGGCCAAGGGACGTCTTCAGCGGCTGGCCGAGCGCCGGGGCGAGCCTGAACTGGCCCCGGACCCCAAGGCGGCCAAGAAGACCATAGCTGAAAAGAAGAAGCCGGGCGCCACGAAGGCCCCGGCTAAAGCCACGTCTAAGGGGACGACGGCACTGGTCACGACCAAGGTCAACATCAAGGGCGCAAAGGGCGACCCGTTCGCCAACCTGAAGCCGGAGGAGCGGCCGACAGGTGCCTTGCAGGGTGTATCTGACCTTAGCAAGCTGAAGCTGAAGGCTTATCCGCACACGTACGAAGACGAAGTTAGCGGGCGCCGTTGGCGGCGTTACCAAGACGCTGACGGTAACTACCCCGAGCTTCACCGGGGGACGTTCTTAGGCGTCTATGGGAAGGCTGGCAGTGAAGTCCACATGATCAAGGTGGAGTACTGTGACTCACGTGACGTCATCCATCTGCGGGACTCCAAGGGTAACAAGGTTGGTGAGCGCATCGAGGACAAGGCGACACGCAAGACCACGGACGGCTTCACGTGTGTAGGCACGCTTCAAGTTGACGGTGTACGGGGCGTTGATGTGCATGCCGCTGGCGCCCTAGCCCCGGCGTATGGTCTAAAGTTCGACGCTCACCAGCTAACGTGCTCGAAGTGCCGGGCACTGGCCCGCCAGCAGGGTCTTCTGACTGAAGCTGATAAGACACCAAAGGAGTCTGTCGCTGAGAAGATCCGCGAGCAGGTACAGAAGGCACGGGAAGCAGAGGCACAGCAGGATGCCAAGGCCCGTGAGGCCAAGGTAAAGGCGGATCAGTCCCAGTTCAATCATGCGCATCAGATCGAAGAGGCCGCACACAAGGCTTTCGCCAACCTACCAGCCGCTGTACACGGCAAGTTTGCCATGGCGCTGGAGCACATGGCATCCCGATCGCCCTTCTTCCGTAAGGGTGCCAGCATTGCAGACGCGGCTGACATGCTCCCAGAGAAGACGGCCACAGCACTTCATGCGGCGCTGGGTGAATTCAGTCGGGCACCCATGAAGGACGTAGCGGCTGTGTCGGCGGCGGCGGGCAAGGCGCTTAAACATGTGACCGGGCATCCGGAACTGGCATCCCTGCAGACGTTCTTACAGGACGCGACGTCGCCCAAGGGGTTGCTTGCCCGGATTCAAGGAGCAGTGTCTGGTGTTAAGCCTGCCAAGGCTTCGGGCGCCCATGGCCGGGCCATGTTGGCTGACGCCGCTAAGAAGGAGAAGGTGGCGTGGAAGAAGTTTGTTCTGCAGGCACTGCATGATCAGGCTGAAGACATGCCGCATGTTGTCGGAAACAGTGGTGATGACGAGTACTTCCAGCCTCTGCCGACAAAGGAAGGCTGGCAGATGCATCAAGAGGCGGCCCAACACGTGTTGGACACGCTGAAGGGCGCCCGGACCCCGAAGGACTTCTGGAACAGCCCGACTGCCCTGCATCAGGACGCCGTTGGGGCGCTTGGTCCTAAGGTGCACAGCTTGCTGGGTAACAGCAACCGTCGAACGTTGTTGGAGGCCGCGCGGGACGTACGCGAGGGCGCCCGGACCCCAGAAGAGGCGCTGGCTGACCTGTCGATGGGGCACACAAGCTACGCCCGGCGCAAGCGTATGGAACGCATAAGGGGGTAACAACGTTGCAACTACTGATCAAAGGTCTCACCTATGTGCCGGGCGCCATCCTGCTGAAGGGCATCAGTGAGGAACTATCATCCAAGTACCCCGGCGGACACTGGGTGACCATGCACGGGCGTCATGTCTACGTGCACAAGGGGCGCATCGTGCCCGAGACCGCATGGCCCGGCATGACTTACGAGCATCACACGCTGGCCGCCCGGAAGGCCCGCGAGGTGATGGCTGAGGCGTCATCGAGCACCACGGCGACCGTTCGGGACACCTCTGGTATGGGTGACAAGGTTGAGGCCATCCTGAAGCAGGTTGAGAAGCAACATGGCTTCGGCGCCCGTGGCTGGCTTGTGATCCCAAAGACTCTGCCGGGTGGCGCCAAGAACAACACCTTCGAGCACAAGGACCAGATCAAGGCCATGGGCGGCGTCTGGAAGGAGAATGACGAAAGCCCCGGCTGGCACATCCCCATCAAGACCGACAGCGGTCATGCGGGGCAGGCACTGGGCTACCTGCTCAAGAACAACATCAAGGGCGCCTTCCGGCATGACCCCAAGGCGCCCCCATACAAGGGCGAGCCTGCAGGTGGTCCGGCCCAGCCGGGCGCCCCGGCCGCAAGTGGGCCGTCCGGCGGTATTTCAGGGGCTGAATGGCTGGCTCAAAAGCGGAAGCAGATCGAGGAAGAGCAGGCTGGAGGCCTGCGGCCCACGGTCAGCTTCGAAAATGGAAGCTACCGCATCCAGATGGTGGGCTACAACAACAACGACAAGACCCACCGGAGCTTCAAGAACGCCGTTGCCAAGACAGGCGCCTACTACGACAGCTATCCAAAGCCCCGGTGGACGTTGCCGGGTGACATGCTCCCCGCCAAGCAACTGGCCGGGCTGGTGGATAAGTTCGGCCCGCTGTTCAGCTTTGACCAGTCGGCGCTGGACGCCCTGAAGAAGGATCATCCGGCCCTGCACAAGCAGTTGACGTCACAGGGCGACCGGGCGAAGGCGGGCGAGTTGGCCCAGCAGGTGGAAGATCCGGTCAAGATCAAATCCATGAAGAAGGGCATCAAGCCTCATGGCTACCAGTGGTCCGGCGTGCACTACCTGAACACCATCGAGAAGGGTGTTCTGGGCTTCGGTACGGGTCTGGGCAAGACCCTGACCAGTCTGCTGGCGGCTGAGAAGCTGAAGCAGGAGGGCAAGGCGAAGGGTCCGACTGTCATCGTGGTCCCAGCGTCCCGTTTGGGCGGCTGGGAGCGTGAGGTCCACAAGTTCTTCGACGGCAAGAAGGTTGTGAAGATCGACGGCGGCCCGGAGGAGCGCAAGCGCCTGTACAAGGAGGCCAAGAAGGCTGACTACGTGGTCATGAGCTACGCCATCATGACCAACGAGGGCGCCCAGATCAAGGCCGCCCTGCAGAACGACATCGCCATCTTCGACGAGGCGCACTACCTGAAGGATCCCAAGAGCGCCCGGTCGAAGGCGGCCTTCGAGCACATGTCGCCGAAGTTCACATGGTGGCTGACAGCAACCCCCATGATGAACAAGCTGGACGAGACCTACCGGGCCATGGAGTTCATGAACCCCGGTGTACTGGGTGAAAAGAAGCGCTTCGTGCAGAAATTTGCCCAGTATGACACCATCCCCAACCTGAAGGGTGACGGCGAGACCAAGGTTGTCGTCGGCGTGAAGGGGAACGAGCGCGAGAACCTGCGCAAGCTCATCGCGCCCTACTTCTTCATGTTGGAGAAGCAGGATCCCCGCGTGAAGATCGCCATGCCGCCCAAGACCCATGATGTGGCCGTTCTGGACATGGACGATTCGCAGAAGAAGCTCTACGGCAACCTGCGCGGGTCCATGCTTGAGGAGCTTCAGGGGATGGACGGCGCCGCCAAGGTGGACATGCACATGCTGACCCAGCTTATGCGGCTGGAGCAGATCGCCATCGATCCCCGGCTGATCGACACCCCGGAGGCGCTGGAAGGGCTGGGCATCAAGGCCGCCAACCCCGTCCTGAAGCAGATCCGGACCAAGGGGTATGCATCGCCCAAGATCACGGAGGCGGCTGACCAGATCGCCACAAACTGGGAACGTACCAACGAAGAGAACAACTACAAGGGCGGCAAGGGCACGATCGTCTTCGGACAGTCGCCCCGGACGCTGGAGTTCCTGAAGGAGCAGTTGAAGGCTGAGCATGGCTTCCGTGACAGCGACTTCCTGTATGTGCAGGGATCGACGTCGAAGAAGGCCCGTGATCAGGCCGAGATCGACTTCAACGCGGGCAAAGGTAAGGTCATCCTGATGACCAAGGCCGGGACGGAAGGCATGAACCTGCAGGCCAACTCCAACATGCACATCGATCTGGACTACGAGTGGACTCCGGCGGCCATGGAACAGCGGCTGGGCCGAGGCTACCGTCAGGGGCAGGAGAGCAACTTCCACCACCAGCAGTTTGAGATGGCTGACTCGATTGACCAGCGCAAGATGAGTGTGCTGGAGCGCAAGGGGAAGCTCATCGCTGACGTGTTCGGGTCTGATGGGTCTGTGGACGCGAACAAGGTGAGTTCCAAACTGACCGTGGCTGACGTGTTGGAGATGCTGGGCGCCGATGCAGGCGCCGTGGCGAAGGCGCGGGAGAGCTACAGCAAGGCCAAGGCGGCGGCTGACGAGCGGGCGGCCGCCAAGAACGCCAAGGCGGCGGCCAAGTCTGAGTCGGAGATGGCGAAGACGGCCCGGACCAAGGTAAGGGCACAGGATCTGGGAGCGGCCCCAGTCAAGGCTGGTAAGGCGGCCCCGGCGCCCGAGCAGGCTCCCGCCAAGCCCAAGACGGCTCGCCAACTGAACGCCGAGCGCAACGCACAGATCAAGGCTGAGGGCGCGGCGGCCATGGAGAAGCTCTATGGCAAGGGAAGCGGGTCTCTCGGTGATTCGGTAATGGGTAAGAAGCCCATCATCCGAGACGCCACAACGGGTAAAACTACCAAGTCGAAGAAGACGGGCTACGAAATGGCAGAAGCGGCGGCTACTAAGAAGGGAACTTCTTCACCCACGAAGAAATCTTCCACCAGCGCCAAGCCCAAGAAGGGGGCGAAGTAACCCATGGCCGTAGGCACGAGCAAGGCAGATCTGGAAGCGCGGGTGGACTACCTTCGTTCCCCGTCTGTGGTGAAGTCGATCGAGGAGCAGGGCGCCCTAGATCACGTTGTGGCCCGGCTCATTCAGGATCTGCAGAAGGCAGGGGCTGACATCCCGGCCCACATCATGAACCTGCGGTCCCCGACCGTCATCAAGGCGCTGGCTACCGTGGACCTGCTGAAGTCGGCGGGGGGTGGGCGCCGTGGCATGGCGGAAAAAGAGTCGATGGCCCAGAAAGCGCCGGATGAGGACCAAGGCAAGGGCGCCCCGGCCGGAGGTCGAATGGCTTCTGGTTCGAAATCAGGTGATCTTCGCCCGGACAAGAGCGCAGGAAGCGGAGGCCAGACGGCTGGGTCTGCTGTAGGTGATGACGGCTGGGAGGAGTTCTTTAAGGACCCCAGTGAGGTTGTCAGGGCGAAGAAGATGACTGAGCCTTTCACCGTCAAGACGCTGGAGAACCGGGGCGGCGAGGTCATGCACGGCAAGGCCGGGGATTACCTCGTCGAAGGCCTGCGGGGCGACCAGTGGGTGGTAGACGGCAAGATCTTCGACGAGACCTACCGCAACGTAGACGAGTGGAAGCAGGTTAAGAAAACGGCCAACCCCCAGAAGGAGGCCGCCAAGTTCGACGGGAAGGCCCCGGCTGACAACCAAGTCGGCCCGGCCCAGCCGGAAACAGAGCAGGCGACCGGAGAGGGTCAGATGATGACGCATGACGACCTGAAGCAGAAGCCGGGCGCCCAGTCAGGTAAGGGCGCCGCAGGCGCCATCCGGACACAGGACGGGCCGGGCCGGGTCCCGGTGAATGGCGGCAAAGGCGGCATCGACCCGAAAACCCTGCCGAAGGACGGGACTGGTAAGGGTGTCAACCGCCATTCCAGTGCCCAACAGGGCGCCCAAGGTAGGCGACTGGCAACCTACGACAAGGTGAAGGGCTTCGGACTCTATGAGAACCCCAGCGGTGACGAGATCTTCGCGGCTGTGGAGGACTGGGAAGAGTCCGGGGAGTACCCAGTACACTTCGGCAAGGCGCTGGTCGATTTGGTTGACGACCGGGCAAGTGGGAGCTTGGACCACTATGAGCAGGCCCATCATTTCATCGGCCTGAAGTCAGGTGGGGAGTGGGCAGGCTTTGTCTTCTGCCGGATGCATCCTGACCAGAACTACAGCGGCATGGTTGTTGAGTATCTGGAGACGGCACCCAGTCATCGGGGGGTCGAGAGCGTCCAGCCGGGCGCCGGGTCCCGCCTACTGGCGGCTGTCTTTGAGAAGGCAGAAGGTCAGAAGGTTGTCATCAACGCCATGACGGAGACGGCGCCCTACTTCCAGAAGGTTGGCGCCAAGCACATGGGTGGGACCCGGTTCGTCTTCGATCAGCAGGCACAGGAGAACTTCCTGAGGGCGCTGGAGGCTGACGCCAGCAGGCGCCCGTCCGATGCTGACTACAAGCGCGACCCATGGGGATCCGCTGGGAAGGACATCGGCGCCCTGAAGAAGTCCCAACAGGGGGCATCCGGCGGCTATGAAGCACGTAAGGCCGCCAAGCAAGCCAAGGGACAGACCCAGCAGGGCGCCCTGAACGCTCAGACCATCTACAAGGCTGAGCAGGCTCTGCCGCACGGTCTGCTCATCGGCCCGGTCCATGAGGCGGCGGGTGCCCGTGTACAGCGCTACTACAACCCGACAACGGGTGAGAACGGGATCCAGAAATCCCTCTTCATCATCCATCCGTCCCAATTGGGCAAGCAGAGGAGGGTCTGACTATGGGTTTCGCTGACAACCTGATGAAGGCGGTCACGGCGAAGAAGGCGGGGGCTAAGGCCCCCGCCAAATCTGCGTCAAAGACCAAGACCCCGGCGAAGAAGGCGGCGGCCCCAGTCAAGAAGGCATCAGCCCCGGCCACTAAGATCGAAGCGCAACATCGGAGCAACTTAGAGCAGAAGTACCCCGGCGGTGAGTGGCGCACCATGCGGGGACACCACATCTACATCCGGGCCAACGGCACCATCGCCCCGGAGACGCTTCCGGCTGACATGGCGAAGCGCACGGAGATCAAGCAGGCGCACGCCGCCAAGACGGTCAACGCTGACAAGGGCGTAAAGAAGGCGGCCAAGGTGACCGCTGAAGCGCTGAAGCCGGGCAAGGAGACGGCCAAGCGGCTTCAGACGCACAAGAAGGGCACGGCGGCGGCAAAGGAGAAGGCCCAAAAGACGGCCGCCCGCCAGCGCAAGGCCGCTGAGAAGAAGCGCATCGAGGAGTCTCCGGCGATCGAGGTCGCGTCGTGGACCCGCGACCAGAAGACGGGTGAGAACAAGCTGACCCGGACGAAGGCTGAGGGTAAGGTCATCGGCACGGGCGCCAAGTACAAGCAAGGCACCAACACCCCCGACACCATCCAGCAGGAGGCCGCCCAGCAGGTTGCCAACCTGAAGGAGGCCACAGGTGAGGACTTCGGCACCCTGCAGGACAAGGTAGCGGAGATGTTCGGCGACGCGCAGAACGCAGGCCGCACGCACTCGGGTGACTTCAGGCTCCCCAAGATCGAGATGGCAAAGACCGCTTCCGGGCGCCAAGTTCCCCGGCTGGTTCGGGAGTATGAAGGCGGTCCCATCCAGTTCGAGAGGCTGGCACATGTGACCGAAGAAGACTTCGTGAACCGTATGGAAGGCATGACCCGCCACATGGCGAAGAAGTTCATGCAGTCCAAGGGTCTGGACCACGTGCAGACCTATGAGAAGATCAGCGGCATCGACACAGGCTACTTCTCCGATTTGGCGCAGGAGTTCCGCACAGGTTTGCTGGAAGGCGTCCGTGAGTGGAACCAGAACAAGGAAAACGGCAACTTGGAGCGCCTGCAGGCCCTGCGGGACCCCTCCAACTACGCCATCGCCCGAGCCCAACAGCGGATGAGCCGCTACGGCAACGGCATGTTCGACCAGATCAAGCTCCCCCGTGAGCTTCGGGCGCCCCTTGCCATGTACCATCAGGCCAAGTCAGCGCTGGAGAAGGAAGGCAAGACGGCCAACCGGGCGAACATCGGGGATTGGCTGGACGCCAACAAGCCTGAGTGGGCTGACGTCAAGCTCCTCAAGCCGGGCAAGCGCGGTGAGTACCTGACCGCCACGGGCGACAAGGTAGCGGCCATGGAGTCACTGTACCACCTGAACAAGACGACCAGCCTTGACCGGAACGTGACCGACGCTGATCACCCCGACAAGGCCATCGCCAAGCACGAGCAGGTTGCGGGTGAGAACGACACGGAACGGCAGGCCATGGCGGGCGAGGTCCGGAAGGCGCAGAAGGCTGGTCTGAACGCCATCCTGAACGATGCCGGGCTGGACAAGAACGAACTGGCCGTCATTCAGGCACGCCACGGACTTGGTTCTGGCATGCGTAGCGCCGAACTGATCGACTTCCCGGCCGTTGCGCAGGCGCTGGGCATCAGTCACGACAACGCCCGCCAGCGGTACAGCCGGGGTCTGAAGAAGCTGAAGGACTACGTGACCAAGAACCCTGATGCGGTTAGCCACATCAAGGAACTGGTTATGAAGGGCTTTGGGCTGGGAAACACCCTGCTGAAGTCGCTCTTTGAGTCCGATCTGGAAGACGCGCTGGCCGCTTACGGGCTGGACATGTCGGTCTGTGACTGGGCGCCCACCCGGCAGATCGTGGTCAAGTCGCTGGATGCCATCGCCGACAGGCTGGGTCCAACTGAGTACATCATGACGACTGTACGGGCGCACGGTGCTGAAGGCGTCATCCTGACGCTGGGCGAGCCGATCCTCCCGGCGGATTCCCTGCTGGAGAAGGCCATCAGCACGGCTGACTTCCTGCAGAAGTCGATGGGCACGAACGGCCATCTGTCGGCGGTGGATCGGACCCGGCGCAACCAGAAGGTGCGTGAGTGGGTCCGTGGTGCAGGCCGCCAACGATTTGAGTCCCATGTGAAAGACCAGCAGGGGCGGCTCAGCCAGAAGTCAGGCGCCCTTACTTGGTCGGAGCAACTCCTGCAGGACAACCCCGGTTCTGCGTGGATCACATGGGGCGGTCACCACATCCTGATTCAGGGCGGGGACAATCCTTCCATCCTCTATGACTCTGGTGATGCAGACTCCGGGTACAACCCGGAGTCCGGCAAGCATCAGGAGCTAGATGATGAGGGCGAGGTCCGGGCCGAGCATGACTTCCACGAGAAGACCGACGATGTTGGGGAAGAGCTTGCCCAGCAGGATGCGGCGTCAGCACGTGACGCCAAGACCGCCCACGTAACGGACGATGTGGAAGAACTGCGGCGACGCTTCATGGAGCATCGGGACCAGTTCCGCTCTACTGACGACTTCAAGCAGATCAAAGAAGGCCGCCGCTATCTGCCGCCCGGCTACTACATGGCAACCGGGCCAAACGGAAAGCGCGTTGCCTTTGAGATCAAGCTGGGTAAGGCGGCTGACAAGGGCGCCAAGGGCGGCGAGGGTTTGACGTCCCAGTTGGGTGACGTCTGGTCCATCGATGACGCAGGCGGCAAGGGTGTATCGAAGCACGAGTCGAGCTATGGCGCTCTGCTGGGTATGCTCTACGACGCCAAGGGCGGGCAGGAGGCCTACGATAAGGTCCACGGGACCACAGGCGGGAAGAAGGGCTTGATGCTCCCCGAACTGATGGAGAAGTGGGCGTACGGGGCCGACTACGCCGACAAGGACACGCACAAGCTGGCCGTTTTGACGGAGGATGAATGGAGCGGCGTCCTGTCGAAGACGGATAACGCCGCCGCCGACGTCCAGCGCAAGGCCGCCAAGCGGGAACTGAGCCGGGCCGAAGATCTGGTACCCAAAGTGGCCGATGACGGGTCGATCACCTTCAAGAAGCGCATGCCGGACGGCCGGATTGCTACCTACCATGTAGGCGCTGACGGTCAGCTAACGGACCCGGTGATGCGCCAGTTGCTCAACACGTCTTCCATGCCAAACGGGATCCAGTCTCAGTTTGATCTGGACTTTGCCATCACCCAGTCGATCGGCCGCAAAGCATGGGTGACGATCAGCAACTCGCAGTGGGAGGCTGGTAAGGGCGCCCACCACCATCTACAGCTTCAGTTCAACGGTCTGGGGACCCCAACCGTTGTCGGCGGCCCATGGGATGGGATGCTCTACGCCGATTCAGCGGATCTAACTGACCCGGCGCAGAAGCAAAAGGCCCTGTTCAAGAATGGCAAGCTGGTTGAGGGAAAGACCAAGACCACGGCCATGAAGAAGGTTGCCCACGAAGAGGGCAACGGGATCCGCTTCCGGATGAAGGGCCAGTCGAAGTGGCAGGAAGGCGTCATCGAGCATGAATATGTGCATGATGGCGAGAAGACGGGCGTTATGCGCGTCCGAGTTGGTGACCAAACCTTCAAGGTCAGCACCGACAACGCCCAGCTTAGCCACGTGCGCAAGCGTGACACCCTGACTGGCTCACTGCCGCTTCTGGACTGGGGCAAGGATCATCTGGTTGCCCATGTGCCGGAGGCCTTCCGGCAGACGTTCACGGAGGACCTGAAGCTCCCCGTGGACAAGAACGGGCAGGCCAAGATGTCGCTGGCCCAGTTCGACAAGTTCCGTGAGGTCTTTGGCGGCTTCACCCTGACCGACAAGGCCAACGAGGTTACCAACAAGTACCTTGAAGAGCAGTCGCGGCCGGAAGGCTTCCTGACCAAGGAAGAGCGTGCGGCCAAGTACCAGCCTGCTGAGATCGTCAAGGCGGGCGGGAAGAAGGCGGAAGCGCTCAAGCGCCTGCTCAAAGAAGACTCCAAGAAGTGGACCACCCAGCAGTTTTACGACACACAGCTTCAGGGCGTGCACTTTCTGCGCACCCGCAAGCGTGGCGTCGCTGGACACGGCATGGGCACGGGCAAGACCCAGCTAGGCGTCTTGGGCATCGTGGACAAGATGGCTGAAGCTGAGGCGGCGGGTCTGCCCCAGAAGAAGTCCGTTATCGTGGCGCCGTCAGGCATCCGATCGGACTGGCTGAAGGAGTTCAAGCGACACACCAACGTCAAGATCGCCGTGGTTGGCGGTCCTAGCGGCGGCCGGGGCGGCATGTTTGGTACGGTGACACCAGAAGAGGACCTGCGGGCGCCCTATCTGGCGCACAGTGACAAGTCTCCACTGGACATGAGCACAGTGGACCATGACGTCATCGTTGTGTCGCAGGACTTCTTCGCCAAGAACGCCCACCTGTTCACCGGGGGCGACTTCGACACGATGGTACTGGATGAGGTTCACAACCTGAAGAAGCCTGACGGCTCGCGCGGTACGGCCCTGCAGGATGTGGCGGGCGCCAAGGGCGTCCAGAACGTCTGGGGTCTGTCGGGCACGCCGATGGAGAACGACCCGACGGAGCTTTGGAACCTCGTCAACATGGGTACGATGGGCCAGCACGGGCTTGGTTCGAAGGAGGAGTTCCTAAACAACTTCTTCGAGCGCAAGGGCGGCAAGGTCATCCGGGTCCACCCGGACAAGATGGAGGAACTGGGCAAGACGCTGGCGAAGTACGTCCAATTCCGCAAGGGTGAGGATGTGGGCGTTGAGTTCCCTGACATCGCCCGGCCAGAGGGTGTTGTGGGTGAGCCGAACGCTTTCCACGGCGCCAAGGTCCCGGTTCACCCCCACTTCAATACCAAGGTGGAGCAGTTGAAGTCGGGCGCCGACTACAACATGTACACCCCGGATCTGAACCAGCTAGACGACTTCCACAAGAACTTCTACGAGCGGTACTTCAAGCTTGAGAAGGACCTGATGGGCGCCAACGAGCTTTCCAAGCTTCGCGGCGACGCGGCAACGGGCTATGACAACGCCGCTGGGTCATCTGCTACGGGCTACCTGTCTGGTGTGAACAAGCTTCAGCAGTTCATGAACGCCCCAGACGCTTGGGAGGCCCTGCATCGACACACGGAGTACGCACGGGCGCTCAAGAATGCGGGCGACGAGCTTGACGCAGGCGCTGAGGCGGCGGCTGTGGCGGCCCTGCATACGGACCCCAAGACGGGCTTCCACGGTGTGATGGATGGCAAGAAGTTCGTACCGCTCCACAAGAACAGCCCCATGGCAAAATGGATGGGTGAGCGCATCCGCAAGCACTTGGGCGCCCTTGAAGAGCTAAATGCTAACCGCCGGGCGGCTGGTCAGCCAGAAGTCCCGCCGAAGATTGTCCTGTCGTCGCAGTACGTGGCGCTGGGCACCAAGGTGCTGGAGAACGTCGTGCGGGAGATCCAACGCGACTACCCAAAGCTGAAGCATGCCACCTACACGGGTGAGGATGACGCCGTGACCCGTGATCAGGGCGCCGCTACGTTCAACGACCGGAACGGCCCCAACATTATGATCATGTCTTCGGCGGCCAAGGAGGGCAAGGACTTCGGTACAGGCCAACTGTTCCTGAGCCTTGACCACGAATGGAACCCGCAGAAGACGGCGCAGAAGGTTGCCCGTACCCGGCGCTCCGACTCCAAGGGGAAGCGGGCGGCGCTGGGCGCTGACAACACGGTATCCGTCGAGTCACCCTTCCTTCCGGGTACGATCCACAACGACATCCTGAACGCACACGACCGCAAGGTTTCCAACATCCAAGCGGTTGAGCAGGCTACCCGAGCGGCTGAAGGCTTCGTCGGTGACGTTCCGGCCGGGCCGGGCTACAAGGCGGCGCTGGCAGGCGAGCACAAGCGCTTCGGTGCCCAGAAGGCGTCCAAGGCTGACCCGGTGGAAGCGGCCCGGCGCAAGCACGAGTCGCTGACCCGGATGGCGGCTGACGTCCGGAAGAACGCCCAGAACCGCTATCAGGAGCGCACCCGCAAGGTGTGGGACCCCGAACAGCGGAAGATGGTCAGCGAGAACTACACGGAAATGCTCAGCACGCAGGCTTGGAAGGTCCATCAGAAGAACCTGAACCGCCGGGCCGACCAGTTGGAGGCGCAGGCCGCCCGGCTGGCAGAGAAGCACGGCTTCACCCAGAAGGAACGGGAACTGGCCGTGGCGAAGTCCTTTGGCAACCTTGCACACGTTATCTTGCTGAGGAGGTAGGGCACCGTGGCGAACAAGGAACCCCGGTTCAACGTTGCCATGTATAAGGGCATCGAGAACGAGGGTCCCAAGGAAGTAGCCGCTACGGTGCAGTACTTCCGGCAGGGGATCCCCGGCTTCCGGCGGGAAATGGCTCATGACCCGCAGACTTGTGAAGAGACGATCGCCGCCATCTGGCAGAAGCTGGCCCCGGCCATGCAGAAGCACGACATCACCCCGCCGCCTGAGGCGGCCCCGTACCTCCAAACTTCCAAGTAAAGGGTGGACCGTGTGAGCGACTACGAGAAGACCTGCCCGCACTGCGGGAAGAGCCTCATGACCCGCGATGAGGAAGGGAATCTCCATCTGCTCACACGGCTTACCACCTTCCGGACAGACGGCAAGGCCATCGGAAAGTGCCCTCAGTGCAAACGGGGTGTCGAGATCCCGGTGCGGCTGGCGCCCACCATCCGCCACGTGATAACGAAATAACCCCGCCATCTGGCGGGGTTTTTCTTTTAACCGAGCACCTGAACTGCATCAAGGGCACTTTCGATCTGGTTCCCCCAACTATCCCAGCCTTCCCATGGGCGCCGGGCGAACATCTCCAAGTAGCGGCGCCCTTGATAGAGAGCCATGATTCGCTCATACTGTGCGTCGGGCTTGCGGCTGTGGCCCCGGACCAGATCGTAGATGACCTGCCCAACCTTGTTGTCGTCACGGGGCATTTTGCCCCGGATGCCCAACAGGCAAAGCTCTGTAGCGCTCCGGGTGTAGTGTCCTAGCCCGCAGATGGGGCGCCCGTCCTTGTAGGTCTTGACCCAGACAAAGGCGACTGTGGTATATGTGAAGCCCCAAGCTTCCATGAGTGCAACAGCCTCACCCAGCTTGGGATTCGTAGCCCACATGAACAGAGCGCAGTTGGAGGCCGCTAGACTGGCAACAGGGAGCTTTTTTAGCTCTTCTAGTCGCATCGTAGGGTAGTGCGCAGTGGCGGCACCAGCCTTTTTGGTCTTATAGCCAGCGTTATACTTCCAAGGTGGATCGGTCAGAATGACGTCGTACATGCCGGAAACCCCCTTCTGATGCACAAATTCGGGCATCTTTGAGGGTTTTCCTTCCTGATGTATTGTCAACAATTAGCCACCTGTGGTATCTTGGTTCCAGCGGCACAATCGTGTCCTTCATGGACGGCCCGCTCATACCTCATCCACTCACTCCCGTAACTGGGGGCGTCGGCAGGGGTATGGGCGAGGCCGTTTCATGTTTTTCTCAGGGGGTGAGTCCGACGGAAACGACCGAAATTCGCCCGGAAGACCGCCTCGTATGGGGCGTTGAGATCACCAAGTCCACCGTTGATCCGGTGACGGGCAACGTCTACGTCGAAGGCGTCGCCAACACCGGGCGCCGGGACGAGCAGGATGAGCAGTTGGTCCCTGAAGGGATTGACTACAGCTACTTCCTAAAGAAGGGTCACATCAAATGGGAGCACCACGACAGAAAGGGCATCGTTCAGCCTGATCAGTTCGTTGGTGAACCACTGGAGGCCCGCATCACGCCAGAGGGCTTCTTCATCAAGGGGATGCTCTACGGCAAGCACAAGTACACCAAGAAGATTGTCGAGCAGATGGAAACGCTCGAAAAGTCCGGCGCAAGCCGCCGGATGGGCTTCTCCATCGAAGGTGGCGCCGTGAAGCGGGATCCCAACGACCCCGGCCGGGTCACCAAGTCGATCATCCGGAACGTGGCGCTGACCATGAACCCGGTGGATTCAGGGGCTTGGGCGCGTATCGCCAAGTCGTTTGACTGGACGGAGGACCCGCTGGAGTTCTCGCTGGACACCGCGGGGATGGCGGCCATCATGCCGGAAAGCTTGGAAGGCGACGGCGACCCCAACGCCGCCTACAACGACTTTGCCCGGCGGGTACGTCTGGTAGTTGGCCGCTGGCTGGGTGGAATGCACCGGGCCATGGGGCTGAAGAAGGCTATCGAGACTTTCACGCCAGAGCGGATCGCCACCGATCTGTACTTGCTGGCTGACAGCCCCGATGTAGCAGAGGAAGCGGCCCGCTACGGTTACGACCGGGCGGTTTTGCTAAAAAGCCTAGCTGAAAGGCTGGCAGGAGGTGAACTAGGTATGGAGGATCTGGCTAAGAGCCTTGATGTCAGCCTTGATGAGCTTCTGAAGTCTGCAGAAGGTGACCAGTCCGAGTCGCAGGAGTCTGGCGATAAGTCGGGCGCTGGTGATGAGGAGTGGGAGCCGGATGAGGACGAGGGCGCTGGTGAGGAGGCTGACGAGGACGATGAGTCCGAGAAGTCCTTCGCCGACGACCTGATCAAGTCCCATGCAGACGTCCCAGCCGCTCTTGAGGTCAGCGACTTCCTTGAAGCCCTTGTGACTCAGCTTGGTGACACGGTGGACGGCTTCAGCGCCACTTTGAGCAAGTCGCTGGACACCCAGAAGAGCTTCAACATCAGTCTCGCCAAGAGCCTTGGTGTTGTGGGTCAGGTGGTTAAGGGTCTCGTGGAGGAGAACACGACCCTGAAGGCCCAGATGACTGAGGTCCACGACCTGCTGAAGAGCCTGACGGAGGCCCCGACCGGGCGCCGGGCGGTGGTTAATACCCGCGAAATCCAGACTCTGCGCAAGTCCATCGGCGGCCAACAGGACGCCCAGTCCGGTTCCGGCCTGACGCCTGCCCAGATTTCGGACAAGCTGGTCGAGGCGGCTGTTGCGGGCAAGATCGACTCTGCCGAGGTAACCCGCTACGAGGTTACGGGCGCGTTGAGCCCGCAGGTGGCGTCTGCCATCGGCATCTCCCTCTAACACCACCAACTCTCGCTGACAATAGGAAGGAGATGAACGAGCATGGCTGATGTCCTTGGGATTGAGCAGTTTGGGCACCTGAACCTGTCTGGTTGGGGTGTCGATACTGCCGAAAACGTGGCTGAACTGAACAAGGCGCTTGGTACCGGGCAGGCTGGTGAGGCCTACGGCCAGTACGGCGGCGACATGAGCGTCCTGCGCCCCCAGTCGCTGGAAGCTACCATGAAGATCTCCCTCGCCACTGAGCGGCACGTGAAGCTCTTCAAGAAGCTGGGCAAGCGTCCGGCCTACAACACCACTGAGGAGTACAACCGCATGGTCTCCTTCGGTGGCAAGTCCAGCCCGTTTATGATCGACGGCGGCCTGCCGAACGAGGAAGACTCGTCTTGGGAGCGCCGGAGCGCGATGGTGAAGTTTCTCGGTACTACCCGGAGCATCACCCTCGGCGCCACCCTCGTTCGCAACGTGCTGGGCGATATGGTCACCAAGCAGTCGCAGGACGGCACCACGTGGCTTCTCAAGCAGACCGAGCACGCCCTGTTCTACGGCGACTCCCAGCTTGATCCGCTTCAGTGGGACGGGCTCTTCGCGCAGATCGAGCGTGACGAGCCGAATCACGTCATCGACATGCGGGGTAAGTTCGTCAACGAAGGCGTCTTCGAGGCGGCCGCCTACCTGATCGCCACCAAGGGCTATGGCGCCCCGGAAGTCGCCTACTTCAACAACTACGACAAGGCCGCTCTGGCGACCCTCGTCATGGGCGACGGCGCCGACCCGGCCACCAACTTCCGCCGGGCGACGTGGGGCGCTGTCAACGGGAAGCTTGGTGCTCCGATCAAGGAGTACGAATCGGCCCATGGCACCATCCCCTTCGAGAACAACCTCTTCATCCAGAAGGGCGAGGTTGCCCCGACCAGCGCTTCCAGCGCTGAGGCGCCGTCTGCGCCGACCCTTTCTGGAGCCATCACGGCGGGTGCTGACGCTACCTCGAAGTTCGCGGCTGGCGATGCTGGTACGCACACCTACAGCATCGTGGCTGTCAACGCCAAGGGCTGGTCTACCCCGGTCACGGGTACCGTCGCTGTTGCGTCTGGTCAGGCGGTCACCATCACCGTCACCAACCCGGCGGGTGTCCGGTACTACAAGGTCTACCGCTCGCTGATCGGCGGTTCGACCAAGGCCATGCACGCCTTCGACATCAAGGCCACTGCGGGTGCGACGACCGTCATCGTGGATCGGAACTTCGACATCCCCGGTACGTCGCGGTGCCTGATCGGTGACTTCGATCCGGAGCAGGCCGCTCGGTTCTTCCAGCTTGCCCCGCTCATGAAGCTCCCGCTGGCCCGCATCTCTGCGGCCGAGCGCTTCATGATTCTGATGTTCGGCATGCCCGTGGTGTACAACGCCAAGCGGTTTGTCGTCATCAAGAACATCGGCTGGGTGCCGGGCTTCGATCCGGGCGCCATGCACGACGCCCTGAACGCCTAATAACGGAAGCGGCGCCAAAGAGGGGCGGGGTCATAGGCCCTGCCCCTCTTTTGATAATGAGAGGAGGACACCTACATGCCGAAGATTGAGCTTGAGAACAAGACCTTCAGTGGCATCGTCTATATCGCCGGAACGGCGGTCGAGTTCCTGCAGGGTACCGGGACCGTGAACGATGACGAGAACGTCCTGAACCAAGCGAAGGCCGTTGGTTACACGGTCCTGCCGGATGACGACAACACCCCGGCGCCGCCCCAAACCCCCGTGAAGGTGGCACCGCCGCCCGCCCCGGCGCAGGAGACCCCGGCCCCGGCGCAGGAGACCCCGGCGCCTGAGAAGAACGCTGAAGATACCACCCCGGCCCCAGCGCAGGAAGACCCTGTTACGGAGAAGACGGATGGCGATGGTGCTCCGCTTCCGCCGACCCCGGCTGAGAACGATGTTGACCTGAAGAAGGCCTTGATCGAGGAGGCTCATACGCTGGGCATCCCGGCCAAGGGTAACTGGGGCATCGCCAAGATTCAGGCCGAGATCGACAAGGTGAAGGGCATCTAAGGAAGGATGGTGGGACCCGTGGCCTACCTCATTACCGATGGCAACCGGGCGGCGGGTCAAACCATTCCCACCCCGGAATGGCTGACGCCGGACCTTCTGAAGAAGGACTACTTGTTCGGTCTGCCACTTCTGTCCACCGAGTTCGGCACCACGATGGAACTAAACACACTGGCCCGGTACATTAACCGGGCCGTGTCGAAGTTTGAACGTGACCTGATGATCAAGATGGACGTGAAGCGGATCCGGTGCAACGGTGAGGCTCAAGGACTGACGCAGACCGTGATGAAGGCTGACGGAACGGTTGTTGAAGGTGACTTCGAGATCGAGGAAGAGCCATACGACTGGCATCCAGAGGACTTCGGGCAGGGTCACATGACCTTAAAGCTTCGGCAGGGGCACGTGCGGAAGGTGCACAGGGTGGAACTGCGCGTGCCCAACGGCCAGAAGCTCATGGAGTACCCGGCTGAGTGGCTTCACCTGACGAAGAAGAGCGGTCTTCTGCGCATCGTCCCCTACGGGACCAACGCAGGGATCACCTACCCTGTGAATGGGTACCCGCTGGCGCACATGAGTTGGGCGAATGTCATGCCGGGCGCCTTCTGGGTGGACTACGATGCGGGTATGGACCTGACGCTGATGGAGAACGCCGACATCGCCGACATGTGTGCAAGGTTTGCGGCCATCATGGCGCTTGACGTCTCCGGCGATGCCTTCCTGCCGGGTGTGTCGAGCTACAGCGTCAGCCTTGACGGTCTGTCCGAGAGCCTGTCGCAGACGTCCAGCCCGTCCTTTGCGGCCTTCGGCGCCCGCCGGGCCATCTATGCGACCGAGATCACGGAGTGGGTCAAAGAGAACCGGGACCGCCTGCGTGGTCTGCGGTTTACTGTCCTGTAGGGGGCACAGCTATGCGGCACACCCCAACGATGGAGTCCCGGCGCTTCGCCAGCGCCATCTCCAACCATGCTTCCAAGGTGAAGTGGGAACGCGCCAATCGGTGCACCTGCTGGAATCTGGAGTCCGGCCAACCTACCATGACCTGCAAGGCCTGTGACGGGACCGGGTACACATACCTGCCACCCGTCTTTGAAGCTGACGGGATTCTGGTGACGGGTTTGGTTCTGACGAAGGAGTTTAACGGAATGGGCGACTGGAAGATGGGAGACTTGGTGGCAACCATCGCCGCTGAAGTTCGCCGCCAGCCGACCGCTCAATCGTTCTTCTTCGAAGACAACCCGCTCTTTCCGGCGGGTGAATGGGACAAGTTTACACTGGTTGATGCCATGTTCCGGTCCCATGAGACCTTGGTTCGTGGGGAAGCTCAGCAGAAGCGCCCCGCCGATACCCTACGCTACGAAGGTATCGCTACGAACGATGATGGGACCCCGGCTGTTGACTTCGTGCTGACGGCCAACCCCAGCACTGGTGAAGTGACCTACTACACGGTAGAAACCGACTTCACGGTGGTAGGGAATAAGATTGACTGGGTGGCAGGGCGCGGCCCGGTTCCGGGCGCCCAGTACTCCGTCACCTACTGGCACAACCCCGTTTACATCGTCTACAACCAACTGCCACAGAGTCGGGACGGCATCGAGGGTCAGCACATGCCCCGGAAGCTGATCCTGCGCTATCGGGATGACCTGTAGGAGGTGAGCGCTTGATTCTGAACCTTGACGTTGACGTGCGGGATGCGCAGGCGTCGATGCGGCAGATCATGCGCAACCTTGACGCCATGGGTCAATCCCGAAGCAACTCCAACGTGGCGCAGGCTGTGCGCACGGCGACGGAGTTCGTACAGGCAACATGGGCCAGCTACCTGCAGGGGGTGCAGGTAATCTGGTCAGGTGGCACCTTTCAGGTGCACAGTGTGTCTGGTGAGTACGTCCGATCGGTTCAGAGTGGGTTGGCATACCCAGCACTGGGCGACCCGCTGATGGGTGAAGTCATTTCTACCTCATGGCACGGGCGACTCGTGGAGAACGGCATTCGGCCGTTTGATATGAAGGACGCCCTGCGGTCGAGTGGGAAGGACTACATCACAATCCCATTCCGCCACGGAACGCCCGGCGCCGCCACGATGTCGAGTATGCCTGATCACGTCTACGAACAGGCCAAAGGTCTGGCCGAATCCAGCATCGTAGGCCGCCGGAAGGACGGCCAGTTCAGCTACCAGTGGGGTGGCAGGCTGGGTAAGTCTATGGACGGCCAGCGTACCAAACTGACCAAGGGACCGGGCGAGAACGCCCGCCAGTTCGCCTACACGTGGAAGACTGGGCAGTTCTCGGGCATGGTCAAGATGAACGGCGGCCATCAAACCGAGTACCTGACTTTCCGGCGCATGTCGGTCAAGTCCGATCCCAACTCGTGGCAGTTCCCCGGTGTACCGCCCCGTCCTGTCACGGAAGCTGTGAAGGAGAACACCAGTGAGAAGGTCATCAACCTGATCCGGGTGGGCTTCCAAATGGACATTATGGATGCCTTGGGCGTGTAAGGGGGTACTGCCATGTCAACGCCGGACTTTGCCCAGATCCAGATTCAGAGTCATGCGTCGAAGTCTGCGATCATCGCTCTGTTGAAGCTTGGTTTAGACCACTACTACGGTTTGAACATGCTCAAAATCATCGGCTCGGACCCGACTCTCGAAGGCAACATCCCCTGTGTGGCGGTCAACATCGCCAGCAAGAACCTGCAGGGAGAGGCCATCGGCCAGTCGGAAGACGCCCAGTATGACGATGATCCGGCGAGTCCCACGTACCAGAAGTGGCTGATCACCCGATCAACCTTCTTTGATGAGGCGCTGGAGATCCGGGTCTGGCACACCAACGCCGACGAGCGTGACAAACTGGCCCCACTTGTTGAGGGGATCCTGTATGCGTCCCTGAACTACCTCGCCGAACTGGGCTACACCAACATCCGGCTGGGCAGTGGGCGCGACGAGCAGGCTCAAGGGAACGGCTTCCCGATGCCGCTCTACTGGTACACCCTCGTAATCAATTTCTGGAACCCCCTGACGGTCAAAACGGTCAGTACTGACAGTACGATCGAGGCCTTCGGCGTCACTGGCAGTCCAAATCCGTAAAAAACACGGAACCGTCAGAAGGGAAAACCTTACGATATACCGAAATGGGAGAGGGATTTACCCCCTCCCATACCCCTAACTGGCAAACCAATTGAGTTGAGGAGGGAAACGACCATGCCGGGCATTAGCTTTAATGGAGCGACGATCTACAAGCCGGGCGCCTATTCGCAGGTGTCCGCCGACCAGCAGACGGTTCTGAGTCCGGGTACGGCCCGCGTGCTGGCTGTTGTTGGTCCGTTGGATGTTACGGCGACCAACAAGGGCACAGGCGTGCTGGCCTACTATAACAACCCGTCGCAGGCCGTCGAGGACCTAAAGACGGGTGACACCCTGCGGGCCATGCAATTGGCGTGGAGCGCCCGGCCGTCGCAGGAAGGCCCTTCGGCCGACCTGATCCTGCTGTGTGAAGTCGTGGGTACGGGTGTCAGCGGCGGCATCCAGACCACTGACTGGACCACGGCGCTGGACAAGCTCAACACCAAGAACGTGGATGGCGTCATCGTTACCAGCGGTGACTCGGCCATTCATGCGCTGGTGAAGACCCATGTGACCACGGCTTCGGGCACCAAAGAGCGCCGGGAGCGCCGGGGCTTCGTCGGTTCGAAGGTGGGCGACACGGTTGCCACGAGCGTTACCGGGGCCACGGGCTTGCTTGACGCCCGGATGTGCTTCGTACACGGCGGCATTAAGCGCTACTTTGATGGCGCCCTTGTTACCCTGCCCGGCTACCTTGCGGCGGCCATGGTTGCGGGTATGTGGGCAGGGTCTGACCCGGCTGAGCCGCTGACCTTCGACCTGATCAACGCCGCCGGGCTGGAGAACGAGCTTACTTCAACCAACATCGACGCGCTTCTGCAGGCGGGGATCATCTGCTTCGAGCCTGCTCCGGCAGGCGGCTTCCGGTTGATCCAGTCGCTGACCACGGCCAAGACTGAACTGTCCACCGAGACCGTCATCGACGCGCTGACGGTTGAGATCCGGACCATGCTGGAGACCAAGTACGTCGGTACGCGGGGTGGTAAGGACGCCGCCATCTTCGCCGACGTGGTGGCGATTCTGGAGAACGCCAAGACCCAACGGCGCTGGTTGGTGGATGAGATGGCTGGTTCGACCCTTATTTCCCCGGCCTATGAGCCGCCCACCGTCCAGCAGGTTGGTACCACGGTGAATGTCGAGTTCTTCGGCAACGTCGTGGACCCGATCAACAACATCCTGATCCGGGCCAAGTTCCGGATCTAAGTGAAGGGGGGTAGAAAGCCATGGCTACGGCCGCGAATCAGACCGTACACGCTGGTCATACCATTAAGATCCTGATTGCAGGTCAGGATGTCGGCCGCATGCAGTCGGGCGACGGGCGCCGTTCATTCGGGCAGGAAGGTGTCTATGAGATCGGCTCCATCATGCCGCAGGAGCATGTCGCCCTGCGCTATGAAGGTAGCTTCAGCGTAGACAAGTTCCATGTCCGGAAGAAGAGCTTGGACAAGCTGGGGCTGGCCGCACTGGGCGAGGAGATCCTGAAGCTGAACATCATCAACATCGTCGTGGTGGACAACATCACGAACGAGATCGTCCGGACCTACGAGGGGTGTAGCCTTCAGGACTACTCCGAGTCCTTCCGGGCGAACGCCATCTCTGGCGAGAACGCCACGTGGGTCTACCTGCGGGCGAAGTAAGAACTGTGGGGCCGGGGATTGACGCCCCGGCCCCTTTTTCCCACTTAGAAGGAGGCTACAACCATGGATGAGGCCCGTGAGATGCAGGCCAAGGTAGCGGCTGGCGACCAGAACACCATCGCATTCAACTTCAACTATGAGAGCATGAGCGGTCAGGAGTACAAGGGCTCGTTCCAGTTCCGGGTACCGAAAACGCAGGACATGATCCTGATTGGCGTTCGGACGGCAAAGCACCTGCAACAGAACTTCGCTGTGGGTCAGGTTGATCCAGCCTTGATCCCGCCGTTCATCACCGATCTGGCCGAAGCTGTTGTCACGATCGACATGCTGATGGTCCGGGAGGACGCCCCGAAGTGGGCGCTTAAGCCGCTGGAGTGCGAGGATCCGGACGCCATCGTCCACCTGTGGCGGATCTTCGTTGTGACCAAGAACACCTTTCGCCGCGCAGGCGCGAAGCCTGCTCCCGAAGGTGGCGGAACTTCCCAGTGAACGTCTGCGCTATTGGTACCGCCAGCAATACAAGCTGGCACCGACCGATGAGCGCTACCTGAATACCACCGACCTTCAGATCGAGTTGGAGTGGGAGAACTTCAAGCTTGCCAACCCCCATCTGGTGAAGAAGGAAGAGGCCTACCGAGACCCCAACTACGCAGAAGCTGAACAGGAACTGGATAACGAGGCGAGCGAGGTTTCGCCGGAGTCTGCACAACCCACAATAGCTGAGTATGAGGCCGCCAAGGAGAAGGCGGCGGCCATCCGGCGGGCTATTTTGGAGGGGATGGAGCACACGGAGGCGCCCGCATCACCCCCATCTCAGGAAAACTGGGAAGACGTGGAAATCGAGGGGGATGACGAGCCATGAGCATCAAGGAGCTAGGCATCCGGGTTCACGCCCAGACTGAGACGGGCGACTTTAAGCGCATGGTAGGCGACGTAGAAGGAGGTCTACGTCGCCTAAACTCGTTGTCCGTGAAGGGCATCCGGGGCGGTGGCATCATCGACCCCAAGGACATGCGCGAGGCCAAGCACCACATCGACGGTCTGAATCAGGAGATCGGAAAACTCACCCGACTCTTCGATGCCGCCACAGGCCGGGCCAACAAGTTCCAGAACCAGATTGACCACCTGACCGACGACATCCAGAAGCTCCATAAAGTTGGCGGGCAGGAAATCATGATTCAGAAGAAGGAAAGCCAGATTGATGCGCTGGCTCAGCGCATGAACAACAACGACGATCTGGCCGCCGCCTACAAGAAGGAAATCGACCGCTTGAAGGCGATGCTGGGCCATCAGCAAGACCGGATCGGTGGCTTCAAGGAAGGTGAAGAAGCCCAGTCGAAGGGCGCCGCCGGGCGCCCCGGCCCCCGGCAGACGCTGGGCGGTGCCCTCACAAGCTGGATGCCGGACTGGATGAAGCGCTACGGCGGGCAGGCGCTGGGTCTGCTGGGTGCCTACAGCGCCTACCAGCACCTGCAGACTGGTTTGAACACGTCAGCCAATCTGCACAAGATGGCCGCCGACTTGGGCATTCGGGAGAACATGCGCTCCCCTGAGAACTTTGACGCCCTGCGGGAAAGCCTCTATAAGTCCGGATACCCGTTGGGCTTCAAGGGTCTGGAGTCCATGGGCATGGCGAGCACCATGCAGGCCCTGATGGGCTATACCGAAGCTGACAGCCTGAAAGCAACCGAGCGCTTTACCCGCGCTTTCGGTCTGGAAGGCGGCGAGACGTCCCAGTTCTTCGGCCGTTCCTACCAGCAGGGCGCCTTCGGTTACGGCCCCCAGAACCTGCAGAAGTACGCGGAAGTCACGGCCAGCTACCTTGACCGCTCGAAAATGCAGGGCCGCGCTGTCGAAGCCATGGAGGCCACGGCGCAGATTCTGGAGAAGTGGGCCGGGCGCAACCCCGGTTTACTGGACAGCACCGGGCTGATGGCAGTGCAGACCCTCTTCAACCAGACCGGGTTGGAGGGCTTCCGGGGCGCCCGTGGCGCCCAGTTCCTGTCGATGCTGGACCAGTCGATCGCTTCCCCGTCAAATCCAGCAGTTGAGCACGGTCTTCTGACCGCATTTGGCTGGGGCAAAGGCCAATCCTACTTCGGGGCTGTGAACCGACTGGAGGACGGCGCTTCGCCGGAGAACCTGCGGGATGCCATGAAGTACATCCGGGGGAACTACGGCGGTGATGAGGAGCAGATGCTTCTCGCCCTGCGTGGCTTCTTCCCCGGCCTGAGCGTCAAGCAGGGGAAGGCCCTGATGGGAGTGGACTTCAATAGTCTGGACGCTATCCGGGGCGCCCTTGACATGGACGGCGGCCGGATCGACTCCAAGGTGGATAACTGGACCCAGAGTCAGGGCGGCCAGCTTTACCTGCTGGATGCCCGGACGGACGAACTGCAGACCTTGGTGGGCGACAAGCTCATTCCAAGCCTGAGTGACCTGCAGAAGGTCCTGCAGGACGTGGTTGACTGGGGAATCGCCCATCCGACGCTTGCCATCGGCGGTATGGCCGCTGGTGCGGCGCTCTGGAACATGCCCATGGGCGGCGGTGGCGGTGGTATGCCGGGCGCCCCCGGTGCGCCGGGTATGCCGGGCGCCCCCGGCGGCGGGGTAGGTGGTGGTGGCGGCGGGAATTGGCTTACCAACATGCTGGGCATCGCTGGCGGGCAGGCCGTTTGGGCAGGCGGCCGGGCGGCTGGCACCGGGATTTGGGGTGCACTGACAGGCGGTGGCGCTTCAGTAGCGGGTCTGGGTACGGCGGCGGCTGTAGCCGCGCCGCTCGCCATCGCAGGTGTTGGTCTCTATGCGGCCAACAAGATGGACGAAGCGGCCGAAATGACCCGCATCCGCAAGGGCGCCAAGGGTTGGTTCAACCTGAAGGATGACGTGGGGATGCTACGGGGCTTCGGCGGTGCAGACGGGTCCCCAGACATGAAGCTCTTCGAGCAACTGCAAATGATGCAGGGGCTGTTTACAGGCGACATCAAGGGGATTGAGTCGGCGCCGCAGGAGCAAGCGCTCAAGAACTTCCAAGAGGCCATGATGTCGCAGGCCCGCTACAACATCATGAAGGGGTCAAACACCCTCTTTGGGACAGACGACCCGCTGAGCTACCTGCGCCAGAACGGGCTGGACGACATCATCGCCGGGCATCTGGAGGCCTTCCTGCCGCCGGGCGCCTTCACAGCAGGCCTTCAGCAGAACCAGTTCTACGTGAATCAGGAGCAACTGCGGAACAGCAAGCTCTTTTCCAACGGCGGTACAGGCTTCATCGCCAACCGGATGACGCTTGCCAACTCGGACCTGTTCGGCTTTACGGCCAAGAAGCTGGACGATCTGAACAACATGGCCCTGTCAAGCGGCATCGACCCCAAGCTTCTGCTTGCCATCCTTCAGCACGAAGGCACTGGATCCTTCAACACCCTTTCGCCCACCCGACTGGCCCAGTATCACAGCCAAGGGAAGTACCTGAGCGTGACGGCGGCCAGCGATGGCGGTCACGGGGCCAACCCGGTCTGGGCAGAAGACCTCCTGCTGGCCGTCAACCTGATCAAGGACGAGCAGACCAAGTGGAACCAGATGACCAAGGAGCAACAGGCCCAGTACGGAGACTTCCTCGCCTTCGTCAACAAGCGTTATGCGCAGGACCCCAACTGGTCCAAGGGCGTGCGGGACATCTTGGAGACCATGGGCGGCGACCCCAGCAAGCTGTTCTTCAACCCCGGTGACGCCTACAAGGTGGATGCCAGCGACATGCCAAAGGGCTGGACATGGGATAGGGACCGTCTTGCCCGTGATCAGGAGGTCTTCAACGCCACTGGGGTTATTGGTCCAGCGGTCCCCGAAATGCGCAAGCTGACCATCGATGAAGAGCAGTTGGCTGACGCTATGTACAAGGCCCAGCAGGCTTACCGAGCGGGTGAGCGGGCTGTGACCATCAGCGGAACGGCAACCATCAACGTGAAGGTGGACGGCAAGGAGATGGACCCCCGCGCCGAAGCCCTGTTGGAGCGCAGGCTCCGTGAAGAAGTACGCCGGACCATGGAGCAGGCCAAGTACGAGGAGACCTTTACCGGACCCCGGTCTGGTGCCCAAGCGTCCCAGTGGTAAGGGGTGAGCATCGATGTCGTTACCGGGTGTTAAGGTCTTCAGGCCCCGTCTCATCGTGGAGTTTCACACACCGACAGCCCACTACAGGGCAACACGGCTTGAGGTAGACAGCTGGGAAGCCCTACTTCGGGAGGACATCCTGCAGGCCAGCGTTAGCAAGACGCTGGCCGCCCCGGCTGGGACCTTCAACGTAGCGCTGAACGGACGCACTGGGCCGGATGGGCTGACATGGTACGATCGCCTGAACCCCATGGATCTGGTGGTCATCCGCATGCAGATGTTCGATCCGGCCAACCCGACCAGTACGGACGGGAAAGACCGGGTGGTCATGATTGGCCTTATCGACAACGTACAGGACACGATGAGCGTTGGCGCTGGGCGGGTCATCCAGATTCAGGGACGTGACTTCGGCAAAATTCTGCTGGAGGCCGTGCAGAAGTGGTTCCCAACCGACCCTGAGTCCATCCTGCAGAACGAGCAGGAACTGATCCGACAGAAGGGTCCCAGCGGGTCCCCAGCGTACCTGATCGAGTGGGCCATCCGGGATCTGCTCTGCAAGACCTTGATGAAGCTGGAGTTCACAGCCTACAGCGGCACGACGACGGCTAAGGTGGGTCTGGAGAGGCTCATGCGGTACTCGCTGGCTTCTACAAAGGAACTGATCCCCTTCACACCCGGCCTGTTCAGCTTCGAAGGCCCGGTCTGGAACTTCATGGAGGGCATCGTAAACCGCCCATTCAACGAGCTTTTCGTTGACGTGCGGGAGACCATCGCTTTTGACTCCGTTGTAGCCGTCTCTGGTCCCGTTGAGCACACCAGCGGGCCGACCTTCGTCTTCAGCGACGCAAACGTTGGGGTGTTCTTGCGCCCGACGCCCTTTGACACAGCCGCATGGGAGGCCCTGAAGCGCTCAGGACACACCATCGATCGTGCTGAAGTCATGGAGTACGCCCTTGGTAAGAACGATCATGAGGTGTCATCGGTCTTCTCAGTGAATCCCACCCTCAAAATCCCCATGGATGAGGACTGGAAGAACCTCGTGCCGCCCCTGAAGGCACCTGAGGAGTACCGAAGGCGCTATGGCGTCAAGGTGATGGAAGTACCAATCCGGGCGCTGGAGACGACCGATGAGACCGTCACCAAGGCCATCCAGTACGCCCAGACCCTACAGACCCGTCTGCAGGCGTGGTACGGTGAAAACGAGAAGCATGAGTCAGGCACGCTCCGAGTCCGGGGCAACGGTAAATACCGTATCGGCCAGCGGGTGGACCTGCCGTGGCGCAAGCGAGCCTACTACCTTGAAGGTGTGTCGCACAGCTTCCCCGTGCTTGGAGAGTTCACGACCAGTTTGACCCTGACGAGGGGGCATTGATACTGTGTTCACACCACAAAGTGGGCTTGGATATCCCCGACCGCTTCAGTCACCCATGGCGCGGGACCTGAAGCTGTGTCGGGTCACCTCTACGAGCGACTTCGCCCTGACCAAGCGGATTGAAGTCAAAACCGCTGACGGGTCAGTACCAAACCCGGCGCTGGTCATGGGGGCCGGGACGGCATGTCCCTATAAGGAAGGCCAACACGTCGTCGTAGGCTTCATCGACGGGGTGAAGGACAGTCCAGTTGTCTTGGGACCCGTCATGGGCTGGGGTCCGGCGCTGGGGCTGGCTGACTTCACGCAGTGGGAGAGCAACACCCTGACGGTTAAGCATCCCACCAGCGGTGCCCAGATCATCATGGACGCCGCCGGGAACATCCGGCTGATCCCCGGTCCCGGCGGATCCATTTTGTACAGCTAGGAGGTGACCCCAGATGCCGCAAAGCGCCCAGTCCGAAGCCGCGCGTGCCATCCGCCATATCTCCATCGAACTGCGCAAGAACGGGGCTTTTGTGAGCTTCTACACCTTCATCTTGAATCCTGAAGACCTCACACAGTCCGAGAAGCCACGGGCGCCCGTCACGCAGACGCTTACATCGGCCTACGTCAATAAGTTTGGGCTGGGGTTGCCTGAGATCAGCTTCAGCGGTACGACTGGCTTCAACGTGAAGACTTTACCCGGCGGCGGTCAGGTGGACGGCTACGAGCGCTTCCATACCCTGCGCCGGGAAGTCTTCCGGAAGTTCTTCAGTGACGGGCCGCTGGGCGACGATCACTGGCAGATGTTCCTCTACCAGTGGGAAGATGCTGAGTTTTGGGAGGTCTTCCCAACTCAGTTCGATCTTCAGCGGAACGTGTCCAAACCTCTCCTCTATCGGTACACCATCCGCCTTCTAGGTCTGCGTAAGCTGGATGCGCCCGTCAGCACGGCTGAGGCGCAAAACCATGCGGCGACGTTGGCTCAGCGAGATCCCATCACGTCTACCCAGCAGAACGCCGGGATGCAGGTGAAGCGTGCCTACGATGACCTGCTGACGGCCAATCAGCTACTGCGGTCTGAACTGGGCGCCCGGTTTGCAACCCTAACGGCATGGCGGGCGACGTGGCGCTCTACCAGTACCACCGTAGCCGCCCATGTGGACAACGTGACCCAGCCCGAACTCTTCAACGAGACGAACTACCCCGGTACAAACGCCCTGAACAGCCAGATGCAGTCCGTACTGGTCCTGCAGGACCAGTTGCTGGGCGCCCTGAAGCCTTATCTGGATGGGGCGAACGCCACGATCAACTTGCGGCTGACTGCCGCGCAGGATTTAATTTCAGCCTGTCGAAGCCTTCTAACAGCACTGGAGAATCTTCAGGTAAAGCCTATCAGCTTCATCAGCTTCTTGCAGGACGCTGTGCAGGCTACTGGTATTCTCCAGCCCTATGTGAATCTGTTCCGCACCATCATGTAGCTGGGGGTGTCCCCGATGGCCTCTTTCAAGGAGTACCGTGTTCAGCAGGGGGATACCCCACAGCGCATCGCCCTTGCGATGTACCGGGACGCCGCGCTCTGGCCGCGCATCGTCGATGCGAACCAGCTTGAGGCGCCCTATTTCGTGCCTGAAGACGTCAATTTCCAGCGGGAGATTCCGGCCAGCGGCACTGTGACCTTCACTCGCAAGACTGGCGTGCCCGGCTCTTTTGACATCCCGGCAGGGACGATTGTCGCAACGCCCGTTGATCCCTTCGGCATCCAGCGCCGTTACACGACGGACACAACCGTTACGTTGACGAGTGGTGCGAGCAGTGTCAACGCTGGAGTGACCTGCCTTGACGCAGGTACCTTTGGCAACGTGGCCGCTGACATGATCACGGTTCTGCCCATCCCACTTGTGAAGACCTACCCGGAGACGGTGGCACCGTCGATGACGTTCGCAGGGAAGACTGCGGGGCAGACGTCCGATGTGCCACATGTGGCAAGGCGTGCCTACTGGACAGCATCCCCACCTGCACCGGGCGCAGGCACAGAAGAGCCGCAATCTGGCTATAACGCTCTAAGCGTGCAAGACGGTAGTAACGACGGTAACGCTGGAACCACATCCAGTGGGTCCTTTTCCAGCTATATTTACTCCTTCGACCTCCTCAACGACCTGAAGAACCGGGGCCTGATCCCCAAGTCGTGGACGGCGACGGAGTTGAAGGCGGCGCTGAAGTCGATTACCGTAACGTGGGTGGGCTACGGCGTTGGTAGCAACGGCGGGGTGAGTACGAACGGAGCGACGTTGGGTGCTTGGAAGGCGTCTGTGAGCGCGTGGACTCGCAACTGGTCCAACTCGACATCGGCGGCGTCGTCGCTCTCGTTCGCCCCGTTGCCCATCACGGACTACATCGACGCTAACGGCTTCGTTCACCTCCTCGCCCATGCCACGTACCCCAGCAACGGCACCATCGCCAGCACGATCTATACCGACTTTATCAAGGTCGATGTGGTCATCAATGCCTTCACAGCTACCATCATCGACATGGTGACAAACCCCGATGACCTCACGAACGGCCGCATCTGGGCGGTTAAGCTCGTTGGTGAGACGATCGTCATTCCGATTGATGACGCCGTGACCATCATGCAGAACGAGGACGATTATCTCATTCTGTTGGGGGGCCGTGACCTGTTCTTGCAGGATGACGGCGAGTTGGGGGCGAATCTGCTTGCCAACGCTGACATCGCCACTTGTGCTGGTCTTGCCAACATCGCGCAGGCGCTTCAGAATCGGCTGGCGACGGCAAAGGGCGAGATCCCACAGCACCCTACCTATGGCTCAAATTTGGACAGCTATGTAGGAAAGAATCTCCCATTCATCACGAAGCTGATCGAACTGGAGATCATCAACACCCTGCAGGCCGACCCACGTGTTGCCTCAGCGCAGGTCACAGCCCTTACCCAGACAGGAACAGTGCTCGAAGTTGAGGCTCTTGTCACCTTGGTAGGGCGGGATGAACCCGACGCACTCCGCTTCTCTATTTAAGGAGGTGACATGATGATGGATTTTAAGCCGCAGACGGAAGCTGAGCTACTGCAAACCATGGTAGACACGGTTTCCGGCAACACCGACAAGATCAACGACTTCACCGAAGGATCCAGTACTCGGAGCATCCTGCGGGCAGTAAGCGGCGTTGTGGCGACCCTCTACCACAAAGTCCACAAGGCCATTAAGGATGCCATCGAGGACGCCATCTACAACGCCTTCAACTTCCCAGCCGATCCGGGCCGCAAGGCGACGACTTCGGTCACGTTCAGCCGGAGCACCAACGCCACCCAGAACTACGTCATCGCCGCCGGGACCCTGATCGGAACCAGCGACGATGTACTGTTCGAAACTGACAGCACGGTCACCCTTGCGATTGGTACGACCAGCATCACAGCCACGGCAACGGCCGTCGCTGTGGGTGGAAAGTACAACGTACAGGCGGGCGCCATCAGTGTGCTAAAGATGAAGCCTGCTGGAATTGAGGCGGTGACCAACACAGCGGCGGTCATCAACGGTAAGGACACTGAGACCCGCGAGCAACGACAAAAGCGCTTTCAGGACTATGTGGCCGGATTCAGCCGAGGCACCCCAGCCGCCCTGAAGCTGGCGGCCATGCAGGTACCCGGTGTCGTGGCGGCTGAAGTGGTCGAAAACCCAGCCCTGACGGTCCTCATCAGCGGCGCAGGGTCCTATCAGGACGTCTCTGGGGAGTGCAACCTGCCATTTGGAACGGGCGTGGACATCGCCGCTACAAGTGTCGGTGAGGCACTCTACGTTGGCGCACTGAGCAAGTTCAACATGATCTGGTTTCAGATTCAGCAGGCCAGCACAGGCGGGGCTGGTGTGTGGGAGTACTACAACGGCACCACTTGGGCCGCTTTGACGGTCACGGACAACACGACCAAGTTCACCACTTCGGGCGCTCTGATCATCACGGTGCCCGGCGACTGGGCGGCCAACAAGGTCAACAACGTCTTTTGCTTCTGGGCGCGGTACCGTCTGACGACCACTTTCACGATCGTCCCCAAGGCCTACCACCTGTTCGCCCCGCCTGTGCCGGGCTGGGTGGATCTTTACATCCAAGACGTGAACGCCACGGCTGACGCCACCCTCAAGAGCGCGGTACAAACCGCTCTGACTGACTACCGGGGCCACGGCATCAGTGTCAACGTGCGGGCGCCCAGCATTCGGGCTATTAACGTGACCGCCAACGTGGTGGTTGCGGAGGGCTACGACAAAGGTCAGACTGCTGATGCCCTCGAAGCAGGCGTCACTGACTACCTGAACGCCTTCATGCTGGGTGAGAACCTGTACACCGAGATGCTGAAAGCGGAGATCATCCGTGTTAGCCGTGGTGCTGTTCAAAATGTGACCTTGACGACGCCAATCACGGACATTCTTACCTCAAGCGGCGAGATTGTTCGTCCCGGCATCGTGACTGTTCTGGTCACGAACTAAGGTGGTGAAGACGCCGTGCCTACATTTTTCGAGCGCCTGCAGGCACTTCTGCCACGTGTTTATAAGCCTGCAGTAGGGGGCGTCCTGTATGCTCTTCTCGCGGCTTGCGCACGGGTGCTGGGGGACTTCGATGAAGACTTCATCGCCGCCGTCCAGCAGGTAAATGTGCTAACCAGCCGGGGCATTTACCTAACCTTCTGGGGTTACCTCTTGAATGTGAAACGGCTGGGTACGACTGAGACTGACGCCAGCTATGCACGACGCATCGCCCGAACGGTCATGCTCCCCCGGACAACGGCCGGGGCCATCGTAAAGGCCCTACAGGGAGTTGCCAACAACGCAACGGTGACGGAGTACGGAGTCGGAACCGCCGTTGACAAGGATTATACGGTAGGCGCGTACAACGACTTCCAGAACTCTTTCCTGATCAAGCTTTCTTACCAAGGTGATTCCGCCAACTCAAACGGCCTCTTCGTAGGCAAGACCTACTTAGGGCAGGCCAATCAAGGCTTCATCGCCCCGGTCATCAGCGCTCTTGGTACGATCGACAGCCTTGTGCGGGAGATCACCGAAGAGACGAAGCTCGCGGGTACCCGCGTCGTCTACCAGAAGCAGTAAGGGGTGAATATGAATGGCCGGGAATCAAAAGGTGATCGCCTTCTCTGATCTGGAGCAGATCACTGTAGGTGACCTGACCGCAGGTGAAACGCTCGCCCTTTCCAACACGACTGTTGGCCTCATCGCCCTCGGCGGTGCTGTGCAGAATGGGACGACGAACGTCTTCCAGCCCCTCTGGGGTTTGAACGTGCTGGGGTCCGGTGCCGCCACCGTGGCCCTGAAGGCGGGCGCCGCCATCGACGGTGTGAATCTGGGTTTGATCGAAGTGACGGCCGACCAGACCCTCAACATCCTGTCCGGCACTGAGAACCAAGGCGCTGGCATCTGGGGTACTGGTCAGGCCGCCAACGCTACCAACCCGCGCAAGACCGTGGTTGGTATCAAGTTCGCCACACAGGATACTGATGTGGCGAGCCGGACGTTCTGGAACACGGGCACAAGCACGTCCTACACCCAGAGCGTTGCGACCCGGAAGCAAAACCACTTTAGCATCACGGTTGTGCACGGTGTGGCGGCCGCTGTTCCTGCTGAACCTTCTCTGCCTGCTGGCTATCAGAAGCTGGCTGTGATTACGGTTCCCGCCAACGCCACGACCATCCCGGACGTCAACATCGCCAAGGCCCGGCCCTATGTAGCGCACCGGGCGCCCGGTCTCGTTGTGAGACCGATCGGGGATTTGTTGACGACTGACAAGATCATCGACGTGCAGAACTTTGCTGGGACAACCCTCCTTTCGGTCAAGCAGGATGGCACGATGCCCGAATTGGACGCCCGGTTCGTGTTAGCGACCGCCAAGGGCGCCGCTAACGGCGTGGCGACGCTGGACGGCACGGGTAAGGTGCCTTCGGCCCAGTTGCCCGCCATGAACTACGTCCCGACCAGTGATAAGGGCGTCGCTAACGGCGTGGCGACGCTGGATGCGACGACGAAGATCCCAGTGGCGCAGATTCCGGCCCTCAGCTACATCCCGACCAGCCAGCGCGGTGCAGTCAACGGTGTTGCGTCGCTGGATGGGTCTGGTTTGATCCCGACCAGCCAGATTCCTGCCGCCTATGTGACCGACTCGGAGCTTACCACGGCGCTGGGAAGCTACCTGACAACGGCACAGCGGGGCGCTGTCAACGGTGTTGCCTCTCTGGACGGATCTGGACTGATCCCTGACACCCAGATTCCCGCCAACATCGTGCGCACGACTGGGTTGTCCAGCTACGTCCCAACCACTCAGAAGGGTGCCGCCAACGGTGTAGCAACGCTGGATGCGGGCGCCCTCATCCCAGTTGCCCAGATTCCGACGCTGGCCTACGTCCCAACGAGCCAGCGCGGCGCCATAAATGGTGTGGCTACACTGGATGGGACTGGGCTAATTCCGGACGCGCAGATCCCGGCTGGAATTGCCCGTACGACCGCCCTATCTAGCTACGTCCCAACCACTCAGAAGGGTGCCGCCAACGGTGTAGCGACGCTGGATGCCAGCACCCTCATCCCAGTGGCGCAGATTCCACCGCTCAGCTACATCCCATCCGCGCAGAAGGGCGCCGCCAACGGTGTAGCGACGCTGGATGCATCAACGCTCATTCCTGTAGCGCAGATCCCAACCACCATCGCCCGCGTCAGCGATCTGTCCAGCTATGTACCCAACACGGCCAAAGGCGCGGCCAGCGGTGTGGCGACGCTGGACGCCACGACGAAGATCCCAGATGCGCAGATTCCGGCAGGAATCGCACGCACGAGCGACCTGTCGAGCTACATCCTGACCAGCCAGAAGGGCGCCGCCAGTGGTGTGGCAACGCTGGATGGCTCATCGCTCATCCCAGTGGCGCAAATCCCGCCGCTTAGCTACATCCCGACTACAGATAAAGGCTCCAACAGTGGTGTGGCGACACTGGACGGCGCTGGTAAGCTCGTGCAGGACGCTAAGACGCTGGGGGGCTTCCTACCTACGACGGCAGGCGGCACAACAGCGAACTCCGTAGCCGTCACAGACCCCAACGGAGCCGTTGGGCGGGCCAACGCCCTGAAGGACTCCGGTGGTACCTACCGCACTGCAACCTCTGCAGGCGGCACAACAGCCAACTCCGTAGCCGTCACAGACCCCAACGGCCGGGTGGGTGACTCTGCTAAGCTTGGAGGGCAGTCTCCCAGCACGACAGGTACGGCAAACACCATCGTTCAGCGTGATGCAACTGGCGAGATCGCCGCTACAGGCCATGTTGTCACAGCGGCGGCACCTCAGCTTGATGTGATCGACACCACAGCAGGGGCAAAGTCCTTTCGACTGGAGATCAGCGGGTCACTTGTGCGCTTCATTGAAATCACAGCCGCTGGAGTGGTTGTGGGCGCTCGTGTGACCTTTGATCTGGCGACAGGTGCCATTCTAACGTCTTCAGACGGGGTAAACTGGTCATCGCCCGGCCTAACCCAGTCACAGGTTGATGCACGAGCTAAGATCATCGCTCTGCAGATTGGAGGTGCATAGTATGGCTACATGGCAATATATGTTTAACGGGTCTGTTGCTGTAACACCCACGATCCCTGCTAATGAAGTTTGGATCTTGAACTCTGCCATATCTAACAATAACAACGTGTCGCTGGGTACAACAGGCATCGCAAGTATTGTAGGTTTTGGACAACTTACAGCAGGTTCCCGAGCGACCTTGGCACCCGCCTTCACCAGTGCCGTACCTTTGATCATCACCCCTGCAGGTACTTCCGCGATCTACTTGTCAGGCCATAAGTTTACAACATCAACCGCACCGTATATCCCTCAACGTCCTTCGGCCAGTGTGGTTAATGGCGGTAGATTGCTACTTCAGCCGCCTGTAAATAAACTGTGGCGCTTTTTGTATTTGGCTAATAACAGTGGCGCATCGCAAGTGAATTTTGTCGCAGACATCTCACTGAATGGCGGCACTACGTGGCTGAACTCCGGCGGTGGTTTACATCTTGGTGCCATGCTTGGTTCGAGTGCGAGTGCCAACGGCCGCATGGATATGTGGAGTTGGCGCGATAAGCCGCTGTCAATCCGAAATAACTCAGGTTCAACAGTAACCTTGACGGCGTACGTACTTGAGTTTGACGAAGCTGACTTCCTTAGCTCACGGGTATTTGCCTCACAAGCGCTTGGTGCAGGCAACTTCGACATCCGCCCGCCCGTTGGTGAGGACTGGATTATTGATGGGATTTATACCGACTCGCCCTCGTCTCTGTCTGTATATACGATGGCGAACGGTGTGCAGGGTGCTAATTCCATGTTTATGTCCGCTTATGGACCATACCGCATCGATAACACCAACTACATTCGCTTGAACCTGCCCAGCGCGGCCACAGTCGCTTACGTAGGTCGCAAGCTCGTTGCCTAACACATAAGAGCAGATGGAGTTTAATTCCATCTGCTCTTATTTTTCCCTTCAAATAGTGCTCCGCCAAGGATTTTGAGCGCCCAAGAAGGTTTTCCGGAGAAAACGGCCAAATTGTCCTTAGTGACCTAAAATTCCTCCTCCTGACCCCCAATATTCACATGACACATGGCAGGGGGAGTTTCAATCATGCAACTGCTGACAGGTCTTGCAGAGTTCGCCGATGAGCAGATCCAGCTATTTTCCGGCGTTATAGCGAAGTTGCAGACCGTTGGGGGTCTGTTCGTCGGTGCTGGAATGCTTGCCCTCTCATTAGTGGACCGCCACCTAGGGGGGGTAACGAACCAGATGGGAATTCTTATTCGGTTGCAGAGTGTTGGCTTCCTGTTTGGGGTGTTGGCCGCTCTGATGGGGCGGGGTAAGCACTATCCAACGTTCCGGAGCGACATCGGCATCAAAGGCCTGTCGAAGAAGGCCGCCATGTGGGGCTGGATCTGGCTTGTGCATCAGATCGATATGTCCCTCGGGCAAGGACACATGGTCCGGGATGCGCTGGTGATTGGCTACAACGTCTTCGAGGCCGCCAGCATCGCTGAGACGTGGATCAACATGAAGTGGTACGGTCACAAGGCGCTGGAGGTGCTCTTAGTTTGGCGCATTCAGCGTCTAAAGGACATGGCCCTTGAAAAGCTGAAGCCCCGGAACAAGGAGGAGAGTCAGCCATGACGTACCCGTTGCGGCCCGAGTACCCGGTCTTTCAGCGTCTGCTGGACGATGCCATTCAGGAGCGAATTCCGATTCAGCCTGAGTATCTGGTCATCCACAGCACGGCCAACCCCGGCGTAGGTGATGAGGCTCACTACAAGTGGCTGAACAGCGCCCGCCAGCACGGCTGGGCCAACTACTACCTTGACTGGGATTCCATCTCCTGCGTGGTACCTGAAGGCATGCTGGCCCCAGCACAGGGTCCAACAGCCAACAAGAAGGCCCTTTCCATGGAGATCTGTGAGCCTGACACGAAGCTCGCTTGGGCTGAGCAGGTTCGGCAGTTCACTGAGGCATGGAACCGGGCAGTTTGGCTGGCCGCTGACATCTGCTGGCGGATGGGCTGGGCCACGGAGAAGCTCAAGAGCCATGCTGACATCTCCAAGCTTTACCCGAGTGAGACCGATCATCAGGATCCGATCGCCTTCTTCGCCCGGTACGGTAAGAGCTTCCCTGACTTCCGGGGCGCCGTTAGTGCTAAGCTTGTGGAGTGGTCCACAGCTTACGGGAAGGCTGACGACTGGCAGTACAAGGCTGTGCAGGACCTAACGCAGATCAAGGTGACCATCGATGGAAAGGAACAGTCTTTCCTGCAGACGGTCCGGCATCCTTACCAGCCTGTGCAGTGGTGGGAGTTTGCCTTAATGCTTCAGCGGGTGATCAAGTCCCGATAGGTGTTTTGAAGGGTGTTGCGCTTAAAACGCAACACCCTTCTGCTATGTAAACGCCTGTAGTAGGCGGCTTATGTTGGGATTCTCAAAGTCAACTTTCTTTCAGAAGCAGGAGCTTTTAGATTGAACGTGGAAACTCGTTTTGTCCAAGATTGATTAGGGAGGTCTTACTGTGTGGCAAGACTTTGTGGTTGTGTTTATCATCGTTGTCGTCGTGGAAGTGTTTTCCGCGCTGTTGAAGCGTGGTAAGAGCCTTGATCCGGTTCTTCAGGTTGCGCAGGCTGTTATTGGGGCGGCCGATCGACTAGCGGCCAAGCTGGACAAGGACCCCCAGCACAGGAACATCGCAGAGTTGATCATCCAGCACGCACACACGGCCTACGCGGCGGTCGAACAGTTGTGGAAGTCAGGTCAGTTGGCACCTGAGGAACGGCTCGATCGGGCCGTTGAGATGGTGGAAGATCTACTGAAGGTTGATATTGATGTTGACGACAACGAGTTGAAGGCGATGCGCACCGCCATCGAGACGGCCCTTGAAGCGGCAGTGCACTGGAACAAACCCAAGACGGCACCATCGGCGGCGGTACCTCCGCAGAACTAGGATACCCCGGTCGCTTCACCCATATGCACCCCGGCTGGGCGCCGGGCAACCGCTGAACCCCGGCCGGGCGCCGGGGTTTAATTTGTCCAAAGTCGGGTAAACTAGTCCAGAAAAGCTGTTGTCACAGCCCATGTAGCCCGGTGTACGACAATAATGAGGAGGGATACCACTATGGACACAAACCGACTTTGCTTCCTGAACATCGAGGCTCGGAATCTGAAAGATGCCCCGCGCCGAACCACTGATCCGGTGGAGGCCGCCGACCTGCAGGAGAAGTTGAACCTTGCCCATGCGGCCATTGAGAAGGAGTGCACCCGGTTGGGCATCGACACCAACTTCCAGCCGCTGAAGCCGCCGACCAACAGCAAGGAGGGTGACTGAAGTGACTTATCCTTACACGGCGCATCGGTTTAGCGTACGACGGAATCCTGATCAGCGTGACAAGCACGACGTCTGTGAGAACGGGCTTCCCATGCAGGGTTTCATGCGACTGGACTTCAAGGCGGCGATGGACACGGCCCGGAACTTTGCTATGAACGGCTACGTAGCTAATGGCGCCTCGGCCCCGGCGCCTGATTCCAGCTATACGCCCCGACTCGAAGGCTACGGCCAGTTTGACCGTAAGCCACAACTGCTATCGGGCAACTACGTGGTCTGCATCGCCGCAGGCCAGCCCCGTCCCTATGCCGACAGTGAGACGCTCTATGCCGTGATGGTAGACCCGCAGGTGGTCACGAAGGCTCAGATTGAGGAGTGGGCCAAGACGGTGTGGCCGGAGGCCATGAAGCGGTTTCCGCAGTTGGGTTCCAGCGGTTTTGACGGCATCGGCCAAACCTATCTGGACGGCCACTACTTTGCAGATCGGCACCAGCGCCTCTGCTGGGTCGTCAAGTTCCGATCGATCTTCACTGACTAGACCCGATCCCCAACCACACCCAAGGAGGCTATCACCATGACGAAGCCCTACGGCCTGCAGACTGTGATTGACAGCTTTGATGCGACCAAGCCCCTAAACAAGGATCACTTCTTCGAGACCGAAGAGGAGGCCGTCGCCGCCGCTCGGCAGTTCCTCATCGACAACCCGGATGCCTCGAACGCCGCCGCGCATGTCCTGAAGGTCACGCGGGGTGACTATACCTTCATGACCTTCCGGCGAAACGGCAAGGTGGAGGAGTACTGGGGCGCTTATGAGAGCGCCCGCAAGTACAGGGTGACCGACGTCAAGACGCTGGAAGAGTTCATGAACCGCTACTACAAGCGGGACCGCTACCGGGACCGGGGCGCTGAGTACATGGAAGTCGTCCGACAGTCCCGCCAAAAGGATCTGGACACGAAGGGCTTCACAGTCATCAGCCGCCATGACAACGTGACAGGGGAGCCTGTTGCCTTCTACGCGCCGATTGAGTAAGATTGTCCAGTTTCGTTTAGAATAGAGGTAGGGGCCGGACCCACCCGGCCCCAACAGCAATAGGGAGGGTTTCACATGCCTAAGAAGGCAACGGCGGCGGCGCAGAAGATCGAGGGTACCTTCGGCAACAGCGCACAGGCCCGGAACTACGAACGACGCATCATCGAACAGCTACAGGCTTGGGGGATCCCTGACGGTGACGACCCGGCCAAATACATCAAGTACGGCCACACGGAAGAGTCACGGTTACCCAACGGCATCCCGATCCCGGTCTCCTGCCAGCTTTGCGGGCACCCGATCATTTACAAGCAGGTGTGCTGGCAGACGGGACCCGGCGACATCTTCCGGGAGCGTGTGCTTGGGTGCGACTGTCTGGGTAACTACGCCATCGTGAACCCGTCGCAGGCCCGGCTGGCGGAACTGAAGACAGCCGAGCTTCAAAAGGAGTTCCAGAAGAAGCAGAAGGAGGCTCGTGCCGCTGAGCGTAAGGTCACCTATGTTGAGCGGTTTAAGGACGTACTGGACTACATCAAGGCCTTCAAGGCCCTGAACGGTGAGAACGCCTTCCTGCCACACCCGCTCTTCGAGGCCCGGCGGGCCATCGAGTCTGGTGAGCATGGCGAGAAGAAGATGGGCGGCATCATCGAGTTTGCCCGTAGGCACATGCTGGATAACCCCATCGGCAAGCTGGCGGAAGCCAAAGAGACCGCCGACGCAGAGATCCAACGCCTGCAGGCCGAGCGTAAGGCGGCCGAGGCCGCCCAGCTTGCGGAGCGCAAGGCTAAGTTCGGTACCCACATGGAGTTCATCCAGCAAAAGGCCGCTGAGGATCCGGGCAACGAGTTCTGGGCGTCCATGCGCCAGAAGTTCGGCCGTTACCTGAGCGACGTCACAGGTTGGATCCCCACCGAGGGCATGATCGCCGCCGTCGAGAAGCAGATGAAGCGGTCCCAGCCACAGGATGAGGCCTCCAACGTGAACAAGTGGCAGGGCGTGATCAGCCGGGTGGAGGCCATCGCACACATCAAGTGGAGCGAGAAGAAGGGTTTCAATCCCAGCTTGGGCCAGTGGATGCCCAGCCAAGCTGAGAAGTTCGCCATGCTGGACGACATCATGGGGCGCCTCGTGCAGTACGGCGAGTTTGCCAGTGACAAGCAAGAGGCCACCTTCTTCAAAACGCTGGAGCAGATGGAGCAGTGGGCCAAGGGCAAGGAGGAACGCCGGAAGTGAGCCATCAGGCAACTTTCAAGTGGTTTGGCGACCGGGGGCGTCCATGGGAAACGCGCCTCCCGGTCCCAACGCCTAACACTGCTGAGAACTTCGATTGGCTGTATGCGCACGCGCAGGCGAAGTTCCACACCAACCACGACATTACCATGGTTCAGGTTTTCATGCCTGACGAAGACGGCTATGAGTGGTTTCCCCCGGAGCGGCCACTGACGGGGCACCTTCGTCTGGGGCGCCGAATTCCGCCCCAGACGGCCCCGCCGGGCGCCCGGCCGTGGTTCTACACCATCCTAAGCAACGTTGGCCGTCACGTCTTTCGGAGCTACGTGAGCCTGATGAAGCTGGACCCCAACAAGGTCTACTTCACCTATGAGCCTTCAGGCGAGATCCTGATGCTGAACAGCTACCGCAAAGTTCAACCACTTGTGCGCCTAGACGAAGCCGCCGCGCTCAAATACCTTGACCGGGCGAGTGGTGAGGCTGGAACAACCGACTTACTAGAAGCGGCGGTCAAAGCGGCACTGGAGCGGGGCGACACGTACTACCTAAAGGAGGCCCGTTAGATGGCAAGCTTTGAAGAAGCGCTGAAGGCCCATGCACAGGGCAAGACGATCGGCCGCAACGGTGTACAGATCATGCCGTTGCGTGGTACGTTCGAAGTGAACATGGCAGAATACGAGAAGCGTCTGCTGATGCAGTTGTGTGAGGCGTCAGGCATCCCGACCCGGTATTTCCGGAACCCGCGGGAGGTGTCCCGGATGAATGAACAGTACCGCAAGCTCTTGAAGGACGTAACCAGACCCGGCTGGCGCATCTTCGACCGAGTGATCGGGCAGAGCATCGCATGGGCGCCCAGCCGCCGTGAAGCGAACCTGTTCATCCAGTCCGAGCGGTTCCTGCGGCTGGGAAGCTGGGGCGACTACGCACTGATCCGGACGAAGGGTGAGCGGCCCGCAGGGATCGGGGGCGCTAAATCCCTCATACAGCGCCTTGGCGAGCGATGCAGACGCCCCAAGTTCCGATCCCGGAACCGGAAGCCCAAAGCGCAGACACAGCCAACCAGCTACCTATACTACCGGACGACAAACGGGCACCCCGAGTATTTGGGTACTGGACTTGACGCTGAACTGATCATCATTGACGAGATCGAGACCACCTGAAACCCGACGGCAACGTCAAATGCGTGAAAGGCTATCAACTGGTAGCCTTTCACGCATTACATTTTCAAAAGAGGCCCCCCCTCCCCCAAAAGTAAAAATAAAAATCGCCGGGTGTTTTTCTTTTTATTTTTTCGCGGCTCAGCGGCGGTGAAGTGTGTTACTTTCAGAGTCACCGAGTTGATAGCCTTTCAAAGGATAACGAGTTGCGACCCACAAAAAGGGTAGTTGCCCCAGCGGCCCCGGCCGGAAACCAAAAGGCTTGAGATTGATCTAGATGATGATAATGATATGAATGATGATTTATTTAAATATCTATCTATATCTATCTATATCTATATCTATATATAGATATATGGGGAAGTGTGCCAGAATTTTCTAAAATAATAACCTGTCACAGCCTTTGTGGGCAGGTGTACGAGAATAATGAGGGGGCGCCCGGCCCCCAATCAAACGAAGGGTGGAGTGATCATGCTGAAGGAACGCAAGGTGCACAAGGCGGCCACGTGGTCCAAGGCTTGGGAGATCGTACAAGACATCTGTGCTGAGTACGGCGTCCGACACTACCACGGCACCGGGGATCCTACAAACGAGCCGTGCGGGGTCTCTACTTCGATGGATGCCCTGAGCGGGGCAGGCACAGGCTACCACCTGAACGTTTACCCGGAGGGGAACGAGCGGGCCATGGCCCCGGTCGAGGTCTACAGCATCTACGTGGGGGGTAAGTAGGAATGAACCTGTGGCAGAAGCTGTTCGGCTGGCTGAAGCCTGCGCCGAAGGCGCCATCCAAGCGGGTGGCGCCTAAGCAGGTGGTGTCTGACGATGACCTGACGTGGTTGGACTCCACGATCTGGGTAACCCGTGACGGACGCAAGCTGGTTCCGTCGCAGATGGATACCAACCACTTGCACAACACCGTGTGTATGTTGGAGCGGAACGCAAAGCGCTACCTAGATGCGTTCATCCTGCGTTACTACGTCTTTGGTACGCGGCCCCACGGTGATGGAGCGCAGGACGCTTTCGAACGTGAGATGGAGGCGTTAATGAACGCTGACCCGGTGGAGTGGTTGAAGACCCGGACCATCTACAAGGCCCTGCACACTGAACTGCGGAAAAGGTGGGGTTTGGAATGAAGGAGCAGGCATCCAAGCGCCTAACTGAGGTCTTCGAAGGTAAGTTGATCGACCGCGTTGAGCTTTGGGACGACAGCATGACCTTCTGGTTCAAGGATGGCACGGAGCTAACGGTTCTGGCCCATCCCAGAGACCCTGACGAGGCCTATCTTGAAGCTGAGGCCCGTTTCAAGACGACGGAGCGCTTCGGTTAGAAGCGCTCCCTGCCTTTCCCATGTGTGTAGTTGTCCAAGATCGTCCATAATGATAGCGAAGGAGCGGATCGGCATGCTTGACATCAAGGCCCAGCAGGCAGGCATCGCGGCGCTGACGCAGGACATCGACAAGACCTTAGAGATTTTAAAGGCGGCTGAAAACGTTGCTGAGTACGCATTCTCCAACCCGGCGGCTGGGCGCCGTCTAGCGGAGTACTACAAGAATGCCAGCCGCTGGCTGGCGCGGGCGATTGGCGTACTGAACTTCATCGACGGTCTTAACAGCTACGGCCCGGTCTTCTCCGAGGACGAGGCTGGCCGCATCGACTGGCTCCGTGGCCGGGCGGATGAGTACCTGCGGCGGCTGAACGCCATCTATACCAAGGTGTCACAGCTTCAGTAGCCCGGTGTACGAGAGAAATGAGGGGGCGCCCTGCGCCCCCAACAAAACCAAGGGGGACCCCACCATGACGAAGCCTGCCATTGTGACCGTGATCGAGACCAAGTGCAAAGACGGCATTCAGAGCATGAAGGCCTGCATCGAGGAGCACGGCTCTACCGAGTTCCGTATGGAAGAGCTTCGCACGTACGAGGCCCGGCTGAAGAGCATCCAGCGTCTGTGGCGCAAGCTGGGCGCCAACCCGGTGGTCCAGCAGATGGCCGAGATCGCATCGAAGAAGATCAACGCCTACCACGAGGACTTCTTGCATGACTTAGAGGCGCTGGCGAAGCACCCTGACTATCTGACAAACGGTTTCGTCTGGGTGGTTCGGGATATGGGTACCCACCTCCATGGACTGACGGGTAAGCCTCAGCAGGTGGCACACGCCATCGCGTGGACGAAGTGCTACTTCCCGAATGGAACGCTGAAGTCGGATCATGAGGCCTACATCTGCGTAGGCGGTAAGTTGAAGCGTGTTTCCCTGTTCGATCACGTCCCCTTCAAGGTGACCGACCCGGAGGCCATCGAGATCCTGCAGGAGAACGAGAACCAGTGGTACGTCTACAAGGCTGGGGTGCAAACGGCCATGGTCGAGAAGATCTACGATCGGTTCTACCTGCTGTGGGCATCGCAAGGCTACGACCGGAACCGTCGGCAGGAGATCCCGACGCTGGAGCACGCCGTGGTAGTTGTCTCAGCGTAGCTAAGGCACAACGGGGGCGGCCACCCCGCCCCCATCAAACGAAAGGTGGTCATCAGCATGATGGTTCGCATCTACCAGATCGACATGAATAAGGTTTTCGATGGGGCAGGTCAGCCAATTGACTCGGAGACGCTGAAGGCCTACTTTGACGCACGGAAGGGATGCTTCACCGAGAAGACAGCGCCCCTCTACCGCATGGTCTGGGAAGGTGAGCTAACTCCGCTTCAGCGTGATCAGCACATCTTCCGTGAGTTCAACCGGGTTGAAGAGGATCCGGTTGGTGTGTTGGAGCATCTGGATGAGGAGGCTCGGCAGGCAGGGTATGATTGCTACAACATGAACAGCTTATCGGTAGGTGATCTGATCGTAGACATGGATGTCAGCGGTAAGGTCATCGAGAAGATTGAGATTGTGGCTCCATTCAGCTTTGAGTCGGTGTCAACCGGACGCTGGGCCATGTACGACTGTGATACGGTCATGAACCACGGCCCCATCGAGAACCGTTACTGGAAGCAGGGCGCCTAGCATGGACTGCAAAAGCGCCACGATCTGGGATGGCCGGGTGGTCATCGGTGACATGGTAGCCTTGCGGCGCCCGGCCGGAACATCCCGGCCGGGCAAGGTGCGCCGGATTGTCCGGCGTGGCCGTACGATGGTGGTCTTCACGGAGACCCAACTTGATGACGAGCGCTGGCACGGCTATGCCGCAAGCCTGCTGATAAAGGCTGTGTCACAGGCCTAGAGGCCCGGTGTACGGAAATAATGAGGGGGCGGCGACTATCGCCCCCAATCAAACCGAAGGGGTTGCATCACACATGGCAGACGATAAGCAGAAGACGGACTACGAATTCATCGAGGGCCGTACGCTGGCGAGCTTCATCCGGCAGAACACGGAGACCCAGACGGAGGTTCGAGTCGTTGAATCGACGATGGTTGCGCACGGCATCACGAAGCACTTCGTGAAGATTGCCCAGCGCTCCATCGGTGCTGACGGGAAGCCGGGCTTTGAGAAGCCCCAGCTTCTGGAGGCTGATCTGTTCGAGGGCATCCTTGGGAAGCTCAAGGGTGTCGAGTACAAGGCGCCCACCAAGCCTGAGCGCCCGGCCAAGCCAGCTAAGGCCAAGGCTGAGACCCCCATCGTGTTTGAGGCGCAGACCCCGGCCAAACGGGAGTTGACCGGGTGGGATAAGGTGCAGGCCGATACGCAGGCCAAACGAGCGGCGGGCCGGGCGGCACGGGCGGATCGGCGCCAGCTTGCGGAGCTTGCTGAACGCGCCGCCCCTGAGACCCCGCCCAAGGCCCCCAGCAAGACCAAGGCGGCGCCCAAGACGTCGAAGACGCCTAAGGTGTCACATGACGCCAAGAAGGGCGCCAGCGGCGCCCGTGGCAAGTCGGCAGGCAAGGCTGAAGGTACCAAGAACAAGAAGCAGGCCGGGTAACCCCCGGCCCCGGCCCACATCTGAAAGGAGAGCGAGTACACATGTCTGAGCAGGATCTGTACAAGGTGCATCCGACGTTCGGAGGACTTCCGGCGGCCTGTTACGGTACCAACCGGACGACCGGGGAGACGATCGGCATCCGCCGGGGTGAGATGGGCTTCTACCCGCTCAAGGATGAGCACATGCGCAAGCTCCCGGCCGACGAGTTGAACGCGGAGATGGGCATCACCAAGGGGCAGGCTGAGGCGATGAGTGCAGGGTCCATGTTCGGCTGGCACGTACCCGGCGCCGACCCGGCCAACTATGACGAGGACGGGCGGTTCCGGCAGGACTTCATTGAACAGATCCAGCGGGCGGCTGGCGTCACCCACGAGGAGGCTGTGGAAGATGTGGATTAGAGCGCTAGACGGGACCCCGGTTAATACGGATCAGTGCTTCAAGATCGAGGTCCTGCCCCTGTGGCACGGGTTGACGGATGCACAGGCGCGGTCTGTGGGGCTGAAGAATGCTCCGGACGGCAAGATCATCGTGGGGTACCAAGTGTTGGCTGTCTCTACGGTCAGCGGTGGGTACAGCGACAACTTCGGACCGGAAACCGAAGTCCTGTGCTTCTTCGTCGGTGTTGGCAAAAAGAGCGACGACGCCTGCCTAGCGGCCAAGTCCAAGGCTGAGGCAGTGCGTGACGCCATCTTCGAGGGTCTGGAAGAGGGTGACCGGGTAGGTTCTGTTGAGCGGGTCATCGAGACGCTGGGTCTTGAGGGCGCCCTGCCGGAGCATCCATTCTAGTCCTGCCCCGGCTTTGTGGGCTTCTGATTGTGCATATTTGTCCAAGGACCCGGCTACACTAGGACTGTCACAGCGCCAGAGGCCCGGTGTACGAGAGTAATGAGGGGGGCGCAACCCCGCCCCCCATCAACAACAAGGGGGATAACCACATGACCACCGAACGTATGAGCACCCAGCAGACTAGCTCCCGCCTGCAGACCGTCATCGCCAACCTACCGAACCGTCGTGACCGCTCCACGTGGACTGAGCTACCGAACGGCCCGCATCCGACCGACTCCACCGAGATGGTGCCGGAGGTGCTGGCCGAGACCATGGCAAAGCTCCATGCGGCTGGCTACAAGCTCTACCTGACCGACACGCATACCTTCACGGTGCGCCCGCCCGGCAAGGCCCCGGAGGAGCGCATCGAGCGGCACTACCAGATCGTAGACCCGGCAGGGAACGTGGTCCCCTATGACAACCGGACGGACTACCCGCACGGTGAGGGCGGCATCCTCTCCATGATCTACGACGTCATCGGCCCGGTGGTGGGCGCCCCGGCGACGGTCATCATGTTCAGCGACCGCCATGCGGCCACGGTCAGCAAGGTCCTGTTCACCAAGGACGGCCGGGTCAAGGGCGTCGAGGTCCAGCAGGACCGAGCCGAGCGCATTGACACGAACGGCATGAGCGAATCGCAGGATTACCGCTTCGAGCGGGACCCGGAGGGCCAGACCTACGACGCCCGGCGGGTCGAGCGTAACGGGCGGATCTACTGGATCAAGGGTACGATCAAGGATCGCAACTACTCCATCGGGCTGGGCGCCCGGAGTGAGTACTACGACTTCAGCTTCTAAACCAAGCGGCGAGGGGGGGCCGGACCACCCGGCCCCCAAGGAGTGAAGATCATGGCAAAGTTCACGTTGGCTTACGTGGTCATGGCAGGCGATGATCCCCACGAGCGGCTAGACATCGTGGGTGTCTTCGCCGGACCACAGGCTGAGGCAAAGGCGGATGCGCTACAGAAGGACCTGTACAACTGCGACTACAGTGAGCGTATCTTGCAGAAGCGGCTGGCGGGTGGCCGGAATCCTGTGCAAACAGTGCTTCGGCGCCATGGCTTCAAGGGTGTTGACGTGTCGTTTTATTGGGTGACAACCGTCAGTATCATTAAGGTCCCGTTGATCGAGGCCTAACACCACGGGGCGCCCGCCCCAATCAAAAGGAGCGCGATTCCTCATGTCCATGCAGATCTGGTCGCATAAGGCCCCGGCGCCCTTACTGTATCAGAACCCGGTGACGGAAGCTGACTACATGATCAAGCTGACGCCGACCACCAAGGATGCCTTGTATGGCATGTTCTATCGGCTGTTGGACGGCTGGGGCAGTGGTGTCTGCAAGCACTACTTTGAAGACGAACTCAGCCTTGACCTGAAGCAGATCAAGCAGTTGAAGCGGCTGGGGCTGATCGAGTACGTAGGTGAGCACGAGTGTCACTACGACCGTGACAAGCGCAACTGCCCGGCGCCCGTGCCGACTGATCTGGGCCGGGCGTTCATGCGGCTGATCGACGAGCGATCTTTTGCCCAGTGGATGACGCCCGAGGCGTGGCGTCGGGAGATTTCCTTCGGGTTTAGCTGGAGCGCCATCGGCGTAGAGGGGGAAGCGGCGGCCCGGCGGGAACTCCTGCGGCCGTTTGGCGAGGCCCTGCTCAAGCATCAGGAGCCGAAGCGGGTGACCATCTTCGGGCAGAAAGGCGAGAAGGCGATTGCAGGCTACGCCATGAACCCTCGGATTTACGACTTTGGCCCTAAGGTGTGGCGTACGATTGTCCAGTCACGGACGGGGCTGAATGTACTGAACTACCAGCGGGCTGAGTTGCTCTTCGCCCGCATGGGTAACCCGTGGCATCATGCGACGCTGGTCAATTCAGCGTGGATCCAGACGTATGTTGACCAGCACAAGGAGATTGATCCGGAGGCAAAGGAGTTTGGCCTGCGGCTCATGAAGGGCGAAGCTGTGCGAATGGATCAACTCTTCCAGCGCAGGCAGAGCATCTATGGTACCTTCTACGGTGGTTACGAGGGTAGCCAGATCTTCCAGTACATCGACACCTACAACGTGGATGAGGCGGCAGGCATCAACATCGAGTGGTTCAAGCGGCTTGTTCCGGTCTATGCAAGCTGGTCAGAGCGGCCCCACGAAGTCCCGGCTGACGCAAATCCGATCTACTACTGGACGGGAGTCGGGATGTAATCGTGAACGAAGACTTGCTGGAGGCCTTGGAGTGGGCGCTGAGGAGAGCAGAGAGTCGGGAGAACTCTCTGCTCTTGGGCATCCGGGACCTGAATGCGTTGCCCCAGCCCTTGTCTCCGGAATTGGAACTGAAGCGGCGGAACTTCGAGCGGGTTTTGCCCGTGGCGAGGCGCAACATCCGGGCGCTGAAGCGGCTCTTCCGGTTGTGCGAGTTGATGGGCTGGATGCTGGGTACCATCGAGGACGATGCGGAAGGAGCGGCGGGGCGATGAAGACGCTGGAGTGGCTGACGGGGAACTATGCGGCGGTTGAGGCCCGGATCATGGCGTTTCTGGCCCCAGCCCAACCTGTACAGGTTGAAGCGGATCCGCTTCAATCCCTGATCGACGGGCTGAATGTGGCTGAGGGCGACTTTCAAGGGGCAACCATCCCGGCTGATGTGGACCGGGCCATCCTCGTGGAGAACACCCGGCGGGACGATCTGAACAACCACATCCGGCGCCAGCGGCTGGCGCAGGGTCTGCCCGTGACGGACCTGAGTCAGTTTCGGTTACCGTGGCTGAACAAGAAAGGGGTTTGACCGATCATGACGAATGTCATTGTGCGGCGCAAGCGGTCCCGAATGCTCTTGCAGATCATCAACGGGGCTGAGGAGGTGGCGCAGGGCAACCTGTGCATGAAGCGGATCCCGAAGGCGATGGGGTCCATCCCGGTCCATGCGGCCGTCTTTTTCCGAGGCGGTGATCTGCCCATCGCATGGGTGTGTTTGGCCCCCAACGAGTTCGGTCTGGTGATCGAGAATGAGGCACATCCACACTTCGAAACGGACGCCACTCGCTACCAGATCAAGCAGTTGATTTTGGCGACACGTGAGCTTCGGCAGGCACAGGGGATTCCTGAGCCGACGAGCGCCAGTGGTCCCGAAATCGAGGAAGGCCAAGGCATCCGGACCACGTTTGAGCCGGACGGCCATGTTGTGTCAGCAAAGGTCTACAAGGTGCAGGAGGGGTAACCATGACCCAGAATCTGCTGGGGCAGGCTGTGGACGCCTATTTCAAGGCGGGGCCATGGCCTGTCGGGACCAAGGTGGCGGCGGTTTCAGCGGAACTGAACACGAAGCTCCGGCGGGCGGCTGAGGAGGCCGTGCCGGGCATCGCTGGTACCACGGAATGGCTGTTACTGGCCCCGTTCCATCTACCCCTGATCGACAAGAACCTAACGGACGACGCTTGGAAGGCTGAGGTGATCTACTAATGGACGTGAAGCTGTTTTTCATCGACGATCGACCGCCCATCTTCGGGGTGCTGGAGCGTGAGACCCCTCATGGTTACCTGCTGACGGGTGTTGTCGAGCAGTGCCAGCCCTACACGGACGCTGAGGCCCAGATAGCGGAGGAGAAGCACAGCGGGTCTGACTTCATCCTCGTGAAGCGGGTGAACCCCCGGCTCTACGAGCGCCATCACGTGCTCTACGTGGAACAGGGCGCCGTGCCACCCACCTTCGACCTGACCGATGACCAGTACAGCGGCGGGGTGCTCTACTGATGGGGCGCCCCAGCTATGACGAGTTCTTCCTGCAGATGGCCGCTCTGACCGCTACCATGGGGACCTGTCCCCGAAAGCAGGTTGGCGCTGTCATCGTGAAGGGGAAGGACGTACTGACGATCGGTTTCAACGGCGCCCCGGCCGGGCACCCCCACTGCACAGAGGTGGGTTGCCTGCAGATCCCCGGTGAGGGTGAGGGGTGTCACCGGACCCGACATGCGGAGGAGAACGCTATCTTAAAGGCCGTCGCCCGTGGACTGGATCTGCGGGGTGCCACGGTCTACCTGACGCTATCGCCTTGCATGAACTGCGCCAAGCGCATGGTGACTGAGGGCATCAGCCGGGTGGTCTACGCGGAGTTGTACCGTGACGACAAACCGCTGGCCTTCTTGGAGCGAGCCGGGGTCCAGACACAACATCAGCAGGATTTGGCCGGGACCTAACCCGACCTTTCCCAGCGTTCGGATTGTGCATTATCGTCTAGAATCGGGTATGCTAGGTCCGAGGTGATCCGGATGCGGTGGGTGTACGCGATTCCGGCGGCGATTCTGACGATGATTCTGCTGGCTCTGCTGATCGGGGCCATTCAGATTTGGGGGTGACTGACTGATGAATCTACCGACGATCAAGGTAACGCTTCAGTGCCCGCTGTGCGGTCATACGAACGGGCATGTGGTCCACTCGCTAGATCAGCTTGAGGCAACAAAGTGCAGTGGGTGCGGTGCAGGCATCAACGTTCCGCTGAACCAGCCGTACCCGGAGGATCCGGAGTTTATGCCTGACGAGGGGGCTTCTTATCAGGCTGACCAAGACGACATCCGGCGGTCAGACCAAGAGACCTACAACCAGATCGTAGCAGAGGGTGTCCGGGCGAGCGTCCGGCGATACGGTGGACGGATCAGCGACTTTTAAGGAGGGTCTAGTCATGGCACTGGGACCGAACCACGGTAAGACGGCCATTCTGGAGAAGGCGGCCAAGCTGGAGAAGATCATTGACGCAGAGATCGACCGGGTGGCGATGGCGAAGGGCATCGGTGAGATTATCTTCGTCACCATCACGGAGAAGGATCTGGACCCCAACGGGGCGGTTGAGAAGATCCTGCGCGAGCGGTACATCGCCGTTGGCTGGGGGGACCTGAAGTTCCAAGGCAAGACGCCCAAGCCGGGTGAGGACTGGCAGGGGGACTTCCGGCTGTACCGGACGCCGCAGGGTTAGCTGTCACAGCCCCGGTAGCCCGGTGTACGTAAGTAATGCGGGGGTGGTCCTCCACCCCCAGCACAAAGGAGGGCATCATCATGCCGACGCCGTTAGGACCGCTGAGTACTCAGGTGCAGGAAGCGCTTCGCGCCAAGGAGAACGAGGTGCTGGGCGCCATGATTACGCACGCTAACACCACGATCCTTTCCTATGCCACGCAGGGGAAGGTCAACGTGTCAGTTCCGCTACGGGGTGGGGTCACGAACTGGGTACGGGAGCAACTGATTAAAGCGTTCAGGACGGCTGGGTGGGATCAGGTTTATTTCAAGACCTATCCGGCTGACGGCCCGCATCCTGTTACTGAGTGCATGGAGCTTCAGGTGGGAGGTGTTCAGAAGTGATCATCTTCTGCGCTCACCCCAAGGACCCCACCAAGTTCTGCATCAAGAACGGCTTCAGCGTCCGACACATCCTGCGCCAGATCCCCGGCGCCGTCTTCGAGAAGGAACTCATGCTCCCCGGCGGCGTTCGGGGCGCCTACGAGGTTCCGCTGATGAATCTGGAGGAGGCCAAGCGCCTCCTCCCGCAGGCCATGCTCCCGCCACAGGTTGAGGCCCAGCTAAAGGAGCAACTGGCTGAGGCCACCCGGCGCATTCAGATCAAGAATCAAGAGGCATCCGCCATCACCATTAACGGACTGAAGTCGCCGAACGGCTGGGCGCTCCGTGACTACCAGAAGGTTGGCGTGCAGTTCCTGACGGACGTCAAGGTTGGCGACGGCGGCATCCTTGCATGGGACGTTGGTCTAGGCAAGTCACTGGGCGCCCTCGCCGCTGGTCTGCGGCTCATCGCAGGCAAACGGCTGAAGCGCCTGTTGGTGATCTGTCCGGCGCCGCTGAAGTATTCCACGTGGCGCAAGGAAGTCGGCCAGTGGACGGACCTGTCGGTCCAGATCATCGACGGTGACCTACCGGACGATGTGGACTACGGCATGATCGAGGAAGAGGACTGGATCCGCGATGAGCAAGGCAAGCGCGTCTATACCTTGGTGGACGGTAAGAAGAAGTACCTCCGAGGCAAGACGGGCCGCATGGTTCCCAACATCCGGCGGGTGTCCGGAAAGGAGCTTCGTAAGGTCCAGTACGAGCAGGATGTAGACGTGATTGTCGTGAACTACGAACTGTTCATGAACGACCACGAGTTCCTGCGGGCGCTGGGCATCGACCAGACGTGGGGCGTCATCCTTGACGAGGCGCACCGGGTCAAGAACACGGGCGTGGCGTCCAAGCGGCTCTTCGAGATCTGCGGCGGGGCGGGCTGGAAGGCTCTGCTGACGGCCAACCCACTGGAGAACAACATCGAGGAGCTATTCAACCTCGTGGACTTCATCCGGCCGGGCTATCTGGGCACGTGGGCGCAGTACAAGGACCGTTACATCCTGACCGACTATGGCGGGCACAGCACAGGCCAGCCGAACCCGGAGACCCTGCCGGAACTGAAAGCCCGGCTGGAGCCGCTATCCATGCGCAAAACCAAGAAGGACGCGCTCAACCTGCCTGAACTGACCATCTTAGAGCAGTGGGTTGACTACACCCCGGCGCAGGAGAAGCTCTACGACCAGATCGTTGAGGGCATCCTGCAGTCATGGGACGACGAAGACGGCGAGACGACCCAGTACCTCGCTGTCATGGCCCAGATCACCCGGCTTCAGCAGGTCTGCAACACGACAGAGATCATGCAACGGGTGCTGGGCGAAGTGGTCTATGTCATGGAGCCGGACCCGGAGAACCCCGGTCAGGAGCGCGTGAAAGTCAACCGAGCAGGTGAGCCTGTCACGACGATCATCCGGGACATGTCGATCCCGGCTGAGAGTGCCAAGCTGGATGAGATGTGGAAGATCATCGGGGACATCGGCCTTGTGACGCACAAGGTGACGATCTTCAGCCAGTACGTGGAGATGACCGACATCGTACTTCGGGAGATCCAGCTTCGTTACCCGCATGTAGGCTTTGTCTACATCAAGGGTGGGCTGAAGTCCATTGAGATCAGCGAGCGGGTTGAGAAGTTCCAAACGGACCCCAAGACCCGCATCGCCATCATCACGACGGCCGCCAACTATGGCGTGGAGCTTTTCGACAAGAGCGGCACGTCGGAAGGCGACTATGTGATCTGTCTTGACCAGCACTTTAACCCCCAGAAGATGAACCAGATCTACGGCCGTGTCCATCGGTCTGGGCAGAAGAACCCGGTGACGGTCATCAACCTCCTCTGCCGGGATGGCTTCGAAGAGGCCAAGATGAAGCTTCTGGACTCCAAGCGCACCATCTTCCAAGCGCTGGTCGAGGACGGTGAACTGTCGGAAGAGGCCTTCGCCAAGCTGATCACGCTGGAAGAGTTGAAGTCGCTGGTTCAGCCCCGGCGGGCGGCCAGCACAGCGCCTCTGGCGAGCTTCAACCCGGCCACGACGGTGACGATCAGCAAGGCGCAGGCTTTGAACCCCAACATTCAGCTTTAGCGGAGGTGCAACATGCCGCAGGAAGTGCAGGCCATCCACTGCCCCTTCTGTAGTGAGTGGACCGCAGAACAGGACTGGAAGCCGGACCCGGTGGACGGTGAGGCGTTGGTTTGTCCTTTCTGTCAGGTCTGGGTGCCAACCGACATGCTGGAAGGGCGCCGGGCAACGGTGCTAGAAACGAAGCTGTCACAGCCCCAGTAGCCCGGTGTACGGAAGTAATGAGGGGGTGCCTTGGGCGCCCCCAACCCAACACATCCCCAAGGAGGACACCCACATGGCTACCCCTGACGAGATCGCTGAGGGCATCCGCTTGTTTCAGGCTGAGCTTGACCGTACGGCCCCGCAGATCGAGAAGGTCCTGAATGAGCCCCTGCCCGGCGAGGTCCGGCCGCCGCTCCATGACCCTATGAACCCCATCATGGATGAGATCAGCCCGAACCCCCCGGCGCCCGCCGTCACCCCGCTGAACGTCTACAACATCCGGCAGGCAGTGTTGGATATGCCCAGCAACAAGGCCCGCGTCGAGCAGGGCGAACAGCCGCTGGTCCCGCACGGCGTGGCGAACGACAACCTCGCCGTCATCGAGGGGCCGAGCGGCATCCTCGTCTACTGCTCCGAAGGCGTGGGCCGCATGCACCAGTCGCTGGATGATCAGTTCGAGGTTGATCTTAGCCCGGACGACACGGTAGAGCCGGATGGCACGCGGCGCTTCTGCATCTTCCCCACCCACACGATCAAGCTGACGCTGGCCCAGATCAAGGAGCACGGTGTTCTGTCGCAGGTGGAGGCGAAGGACTACGTGCGTAAGCACAACGCCCGGCTGGAGCAGAACTTCCGGATCTTGCTGGAGTACATCGGAAAGATCGGCCTGAACCCGGCTGACTACTACAAGGGCGGGCGGTAGCATGGGCGCGAAGAGGAAGGAGGCCCCCCAGCCGGGGGGCCTCACAGGTCAGGTCGAAAAGGCACTGGAGCTTTGGCAGAAGCTGACCTTCAAGAAGCAGGGTGTGGAAGACGAGCGGGGAGTTACCAGCTTTAGTATGCGCTGGGGACATCTGCACGACGCCCACGAAGATTTGAAGGATGCGGCTGACTTGGATCCCAGCGGCCTGCTCACCATGCTTCTGTTGGACTACTATCTGGAAGAGTACCTGTCGGAGTGGACATTGCCTGTCATCTGCCTGTTGGGGCCGGAGTTTGTTAGCCCGCATCTGAAGGCACAGTTGCAGGAAGTGGAAGAGGACGTAGCACTTGCAAAGGAACTCTTCGGCCTACTGCGGTCCCCGGATCTGAATGCGCACCGGGACGACTTTCGGGCGGGCATGTTCCGCACGTTGGAGGACTGGGGAATCGACCGGGAAGATGTCTTTGACCTGCTGGATGATAAGCACGCCATGGCCTTCCTGCGCCGGGATGCTTTGAATGGTGCGAAGCGCCTCTCAACGCATCAGTTCATGCAGGGTGATTCGGACGGGGCCGAACCGATCTTCTATCGGGAAGTGGCCCGGTACTGGAACGTAAACTCCATGATCCGGTCACTCACACACCCGAGCGCCCCGTCAGGCGTGGTGTTGGCGATCCTGTGGGAGCCTGATGCAGAGGAGAGCTATTTCGCCTTCGGCGTCAAGAATGGCGCTACCATCTCACTGGTGACCGACAAGACGGAGAACGCGCACCCTCTGCAGAACAGTATGTCGCGGTCCCGGTCGAAAGGACGGCGCTTCGACGAGCGGGCGTCACAGTACTGGTTCCCCTATCAGGTGTTGGGCATTAAGGTCAACGAAAGCGGCGATATGACTCACGACAAGACGCATCGGACTGGGCTGGTGCGTTATCAGGAGCGGCCCGAGCCGCTTGTGAGGGTGGCAGACCTTCAACCGGAGCAGATCGTTTGGCTCATCATGGTCTTTGGCCTGCTCAAGCACAAGTTCTGGGTGGAGGGCTATCGGACGAAACGCCTTTCGTATACAGGCGAGATGGTGCGCGTACCGGAGGCGTTAGGTGCCGGGAAGGCGCTCATGGACCTGAGCCGCTACAAGCCGCTGGAGCTTCCGCCCATCACGGTTGAGGAGATCACTGACCACGATCTGGCGTTGAAGCGCGGTAAGTGGCGCCGTGCCGCATCGGGTGAGACGTTCTGGTTGGTGGACCGCTACAAGGACCGGGTAACGGCAGACGACCTAAACAAGGTTGGTCCTGATGAGCAAGGTATCTTGTCGCTTCCGGCGTCGGTGGAAAAGGCGGTGGCTCTGGTGAAAGCCAAGCGCTCGCACTTCATCACTGACGCCGAAAGGAACATCGTGCATGTGGGATTCGAGTCGCTGGACGCCAAGAAGTTTGGCACGGTTGAAGACATCGAAGCTGACCGCTACTGGGTGGCCCGCTACAATCTTGCGAAGCGCATCCAGCAGGCGGCGTGGGCCGAGTTTGTAGAACGTCGGGCCGAGATCGCCGAGTGGTATGAAGAACGCATCAAGGCGAACGCCCCAGCGCTTCTGCGGGCGGTGGCCTGCGGTGAATTCCTAGCACCCGATCTGAAGCATGACGGCGGCTTCGGTCATGTGATTGAATCACAGAACATCTGTGGTCTGTACCAGACGGTCTGGGTTCCGGGGACGTGGCGTGAAAGCGGTAAGCACGAAACACGTTACGTGACGGGCGCCCATGTGTCTAAGGCATGGCTTAGCGGGGACAGCGGTGACGTTGGATTGTGTACGCTGAAGTGGGATCATAGCATAGCGAGCACCACAAAGAAGCGAGCTTGTTTCGTCACGGGGACAGGGAAAGAAGCCCCTTTTCAGGCTTATTTCAAGCCCACTACGGCGGCGGCGTTGGCGCTTCTCTGTGGTTGTGAAGTTTCCGATTTGCCGGATGTTCTCCAGCACTGGACGGCTGGGAACGTCGCCTACCGGGGGAATCCCATCCTCCAACGGCTCGATCCGATGGACTGGGCCATCGAGGACCCGTGGCAGGCGAAGATGACCTTCCGAGTGTGCATCTGGTTGGGTCCGAGTGGCTACAACAAGATCCGCAAGGATGCTGGGCTACCGCCAAACCGCTTCTGGGAGGAGGCGAAAACTGATGGCTAACACCAAGCCGAAACCCTACCTGCTGATCAAATTTTTGAATCACCATGATGGCTACACGGTTGAAGAGTATGACACCCCAGCGGAAGCCTTGCAGAATGCAAACTTCGCCAACGGGGACATCATCACCAAGCGACTGGACGTAAAGGTGGTAGAACCAAATGGCTGAACCTTGGGATCAACCCAAGACTCTTGACGCTGAGACCGTTCGGGAGCTAACGGAGGGGGCCATCCGGCCCCTGCCGGGCGCCCCGGACTTTGAAGAGGCCTTCTACGCCGACAGGGGCATCCTGCTGGTGATGGCCAACAAGGACGTGCAGTACATGCACGAGGCCCTATTTCTGGCCTTCGACTGGGGACCGTTTAGTCGGTGCGGCTGGATCTTTGTTCCCTTTGGGGACGAACGCACAGCCCTGCTGATCCGGCCGGGCGTGGGCGTTGGGCATTCGTGGGAAGAGCTTCGCAACCAGATCATGGCTTGGGCGGCGCATCTGGATGTGGAAATTGACATCCGCTGGCCGATCAACCGGGCAGGTGCCGCACGATGACAGCACCAAAGAGCTTCACCTGCTACGGCTGTGGCGGTGAACGCTTCGGCCGCTTCGGTGCAAGCCACACCCGTGCTTGCCTTGTCTGCGGTGGTGAAGGAACCGTCTCAGCCCAGAAGATGTTGGACTGGGCTGAGGAGATGGTCCGAGAAGCTGGGCATGCGGTCTGGGAAGCTGAAATGGACGCCATGGAAGCCAAGCGCCAGAAGAACGAAGCCGAAGAAGCCCGGCTGGCCGCTGAGCGGCGCCGTATGGCAGAGCAATACCGTGAAGAAGCCCGGCGCAAGGGGCAGGCGCGGGTTGAAGCCATTCCGCCGGGCGAGTTCAACTTCACCCGTGACTCTACCGGGCGGCTAATGACAACGGCGGCCCCGGTGACGTGTCCTGAATGCAAACAGCGCGGGCGGCTGGGCGGCGTATTGGTTAAGCGGAGTCGCAAAGACGAGAGCGGCACCTTCTATGGATGCTCGAACTACCCCAAGTGCACCTTCGCCTGCGACGACGTGACCGAAGACGGCCGGATCATCCGTAAGCCCCGGCCCCGACGGGGATATGGCGGCGGCGGGCGCCGCTGGCGTCATGATCCAGATGACCCGTACCCGATGGGGTATGATCCCGGTGACTGGGGCAACAACTAAGTTGCTGTCACAGCCCTGATTTGGCTGGTGTACCAAAGGCCCAAGGAGGTGACCCGGCTCCATGCCACCCAACGCACCCCGCTACTGCCCGGCCTGCAACCGGGAACTGTCCCCGGACGAGAAGCTGGAGACGATCGAGGGGCTGAACAAACCAGCCCGGCCCGGCATGACCCCGCCTACAACGGAGGTTCGAGCTTGCGCCCCCTGCAAGAAGGGCTTCCTAGGTGTCCTGTTCTTGCTGAAGGATAAGTTCCCGGCGGCCATCATCTGGCCGGAGAACGACCCCCGGCGCCCGGCGAAACGCTAGGGCGCCGTCCCTACCCGAAAAATTGTCCAAAGACGTGCATAAAGTGGCGCCTACGGGTTATAATAGGCCCAGAAAGGAGGCGTCACAGCATGCACGTAGATCATATCCCCCACCCCAATACGATGTGGACGATGGCACAGGCTATGGCGTTTCTGGGCGTGAAGTCCAGAAGCACCTTCTACAAGCGACTGGCCGAGTGGGAAGGGTACGGCCTTCCCCGTCCATACTTCAATATAAACTCCTCTGGTACGTATGAGATCCGGCGCTTTGACCCTGATAAGCTTCGGTTTTGTGTGGAAAAAGCCGCTGAAAAATCTTCCACCAGCCAGCAGGAGTTCCCGGCCCCGGTCCAGAATCAGTAAAGGCCATCAACTGGTAGCCTAGGCTTGACCGGGCTAACCAAGTGGGCCGCCC